TTCTCGAATGCCTTTGCCGGAAGTCTGGGCAATCTGGGCGCCATCGAGGACGAGACGCGGGTGTACAGCATCTACCGGGAACTGGACCTGCTCTTCTTCGTCATCTACGCTTACTGGACGGCGGGACTGTTCGCGCTGTCCAACGCTTTTATCACCCTCTGCTTCGGCGCGGAATACTGCTTCTCCACGGCGACAGTCGCCGTCCTCGTGACGGAATTTTATGTTTCGGGTCAGCGGAAGGTCAACCTGCTCTTCCGTGAGGCCAAGGGCCTGTTCTGGTACGACCGGTACAAGCCGCTGCTCGAGTCGGTCATCAATCTGGCAGCGTCCCTGCTGCTGGTGCAGAAGTTCGGCGTGGCAGGCATTCTGGGCGACCGACAGGGACAACAACTAAACTAATTACTAAATACTAATAATAACATAAATTAACATTACGACAAATATGAGTTTTCCACTTTTGTTAAGGTAAAGGTAGCTATTCTTACCGAACTTCCGGGTAAAACGCCATTTGTTTTAATTGATACATTTTTAACCTTTTCCCGTTCTCTATTTTATATCCGACATATATCAATTTGTATATGAACTGATAAAAGTTACCCGGCAAGAACTTTTGCTTTTGAGGTTTTAATATGTTTTTGACAAAATAACCCTTATAGAAAAACCCTTGTATTCTTTCTGAATCACTAAGCAAAAGTGTTTTCACAATATCTGTTTTTTTATCCAGATAGAAACAATACTCACATGTACTATACTTCCATGTAGTAAACTTTACTCCGTCTTTAGAAATATAGCGTAAAGTTTTACCTTTCCTTGTGTTCATGTATTTTGCAAATTATTTGAAATTACCTGGTATCTCGTTTATCACACTTTGTAAAATACTTTCTCCATCAAACTGACATTCTATCTTTTCTCCATCATCACAGGAAACAACGATTTTCCCTATTTTGTCATACAAGACAATGCTTACTATATCTTTTTCCGTTCCTATATCTCCATTCACAACATACGTCATGGAATTTAAATCGAGAGAAACAAGTTCCAACATATCGTCCGTGTATTGCATGGTAGGTTTTGTTTCCTTTACTTTACTTCTTTCCTTGTCATTTAAAGAGCTTTCTTTTTCACTTTGGATAGGTGGTACTGTTTTACTTTCTTCTTGCTTCAAAACCTTTAGATTAATCATTTTCCTAACTTCGATCTTTTGTCCGTCAACAATACAAATAAGACCTGAATCTGGATCGTTTGAAACAAAACCGGCATAAGTAGGTGCACCAGCATTGCAAGAAAGATTAAACTCTACATAGTCACCCTCTTTCGGTGTATCTTTATATATTGCGTCCAAGTGATTTTTATAAGTTTTTGACAATGAAGGTTCGATTAAACTCAAGTACGCTTCGCAAATATTTCGGTATTCATGTCTATGTTTTCCATCGAGAGTAAATATTACAACGCCGTCCTGCTTGATGCCAACTTTGTAATACTTGCTCATCTTCCTAATGCAAAATTTATAGAGTTCCCCTTCAATCTTATTTATATTTGCATTTACAGTTTCCTCTATACTATCGCCAATTATTTTTACGTCAATATCTTTGCCGACAACGGTACATATAGTCATTCTATTATTCTCTATTTCTAAAAGCACATTGTAATATAGTTCGTTTTTACAAACAGGTTCAAAGCATTCGCCGCAAACGACCCTAAAATTTTTAGTATCCAAATTGTTTTTGCTTTGGTTATCACAATTGTCCAAAATCGCACTGGTACTGATTGTTTTTATCTTGGTTAGTTTATCTGGTTTACTCTCAACAACACTATATTTATCAAAAAAATTATCGATATCCTGTACATCTACATAAAAGCAAAAGCATGTGTCAACCGCTTTCGTCCCGAAAGATAGTTTTATTTCGTCAAAATATAAATCACCATTCCAATCATCTAAACATTTCAAAACGGTATCAAACCTATAAAAATAATTACCTGAAAATCCAACATTTTCTTTCAACTCAAAAGAAAATTCTCTAAACTTATGATTATCACCTATATAGTCGACCTCATTACATGCAATTACTTTTATTTCCTTCGATCCTTTGGTAACTTGAATTAAAAAATAAGGCAAACCAAGTTTACTACATGCTTTTTGTTGTGTTTTAATGCAATTCACAAATAATTTCGTATCTTTCAGGCAAATGCCCATTTCTTTGTATAGTTTCGGAAAAACGAACTTGTAGTCTAAAAACTTTTTTTGCCTTTTAAAAAAATAAGACACTATTTTATCTGTAGCCGTGTTTTTTGCTACAACTTTATACATTTCCTCGCCTTCGGTAACTGTGAAATTGCAATTCCCCGCACCCATATTTTTAAACACGTCAAACGGTATTAATATATCTTTAATTTCACCCAAAACATTTTTAGCATCAACTCTTTTTGCTTTCAACACAAAACAATTCGTTGCATATATCGTACTATCTGTTAGCGACAAATGTACTGTATTTTCTGTATATCTATTCATAATGTCTTTTTTCTCTGTTTTTACAGATATCAAAGATTTGATATCTTCTTTGCTTAACTCTATTTCAAAAGAGGTCGATTTTTGTTCTTCTTTTATTTCGGTTGCTTTCATAATCTTATAAATGTTTTAAATTATTGATAATTAGTTATTGTTTGTTGTGTGGTTTGTCCAAATAGGAATGGACAAGGTATTTATAACTTTATTGTTCCTTCATTATATTATTTTTTTGTTCTGTAATCACCCGCGTAATCGTTCCAAATTCTATAATCATTTTTATATTGAGTTGATTTACGCCTTATTTTACGGCAAGTTGTATCATCTCCACCGCATTCAATATAGTCTAGCTTTTTCTTTAAAACCGCACTAATTAACGGGTAAACGTCTAAATAATTATCCTCTAATTTATCAAATTCAATCACTTCATTGCCAATAGCTTTAATTAACGCTTCATCTAAACGCTTTATAATATCATCTTTTACGTAATTGTATCTTTTTATAAAATTATCTTTCTTTTCCATAACCATAATATTTCATTTGTTTGTAAAACTTTATTATCTTAATATACAAGACGTTTTGTTTAACGCCCTTTATCTTCATTTACAATATCAATATCCTCTGGCAATACATTTGTACAAATAAATTCATTAATCAAATCGGAGGGGATCTTTTTAAAACAATCCGAATAATTAAAACAAAGCTCGTTGCTGTGATCATAAAATATTACGTTGCTCCAACTTATGCCGAAAGAAACAACCGCTTTTTTTATTTCATACTCTTTTTGTGCTTTTGTAATAGCTTTATTTCTTTCCTCTTCAATCTCTTTTAGTTCCTTTTGTTTTTGCTCTTCTTTTCTTGCTTTATCCCTTAATTCCTTTTGGACATTAGATGCGTAGCCTAATTGATATAAATTTTCCAACGCTTCACAATCTTCTTTTGGGAGCTGCTTATATACACGGTCTTTTCCTTCAATTTTTAGTTTGCTGTTACTTCTTTTCTCTATTTCTTGAATAGCTTCACCGGCTAAATTTTCCCAATTTTCGGCAACACCCAAACGAAAAACCAAATAATAAAATAAATCTTTATTATCCGAAGTGTTCCGCAATATCTTAATTGCTTTCATATCAGAAATATTGTACATTTCCGCTATTTCCTGATCTGTTTTGCCTTCATTGATATGGTAACGGATATTATCAATATACATTGGTTGTCCTAAATGATTGCAACTATGCAGCTTTTCAAACATAGAAAGTTCGGGCTTTAAACAAACGATAATATTCCCTATTGCTCCGGAAATGTAATCATAATAACGCCCGTTATCCTTTTTTATCTTAATGCTTCCGGTAAACGAAAATGTTAAATGTCCATTTTTACACTCATCATCTAATTTTATTAGATAATCAAATTTATAACTGTCAGGATATAAAATTTGATTGTCTATTTTGATATCTTCTTTTAAAAATTTATAAAACGATCCGGAAAAACCGATATAATTTACTAATGATTTGATCTCATTGTTATTAGTTGTAGTTGTCATAATGTTTGATGCGTTTTGTCAAGGTTTGCGCACCTTGTTTAAAAATTAGTTTAGTTAGTTGTTTTATTAATAAGTCAAAATTTGTACTTTATAACCATCATCCCCGGAAAACTGATATATTTCATTTGCTTCTTCTATATATTCGCTCTCCGTTATATCCGGGCACCCTTCTGCTTTCCCGTCAAAAGAATAAATATTAAGTTCCTCGATAAATTCGGTACAATCTCCCCGTAATAGCGTTAAACCGCTACCACCATTCCCCAAAGTTGCCATAACAACGGAGTTTCCGTTGTTCAATTCTGTAGCAACAAATTCAATTACTTGTTCTTTCGTTTTCATATCTATATATCATTTTATAGAATAATAATCATTTGAATATTTTAGAAAAGCTATTATATCGTTCTGCCGTTCAAAATTCCGTAAAATCTGATTTACTTTGAACGGCAGAACGATATTTGTTAATCAGTTTACCGCCTTCAAAAACTCGAATGGTATAAGTTCTTTTGCTTCTATTCACTTTAATAGTATAAGTTCTTTTTGCTTCCATGATTGTAATTATTTTAGTTGTTATTATTAGTTCTTTTCTTTGATACAAATGTAATACTTTATTCTTACATGACAAGGGATTTTGAGTTAAGAAAGGTTAATTCAGTAGGGAAATGAGTATTTTTATAATGATAGTTTGTTACTTAATGTATCGAAATGTGCGAAATGATAGCGCGTTATCGCGCGAATGCAGCACTTTTCGAAAGAAAAAGCAGTATTACCCTACCAATTAAAAAGACCCCTATAAGAATAGCGAAAAAGTCATTGATACACAAATAGTTGAATATCAACAAATTAGATAAAAAGTAGGAAAATTTATGCAAGGAAATAGGAAAAGAATATGCTATAAAATAGGAAAGAGCATTATTTAGATTTAGCCTAAATAAGGAAAAGGTAACCAAGAACAACTGTATATGTGCAAAAAGGTTTTTATAAGTATATGCTATGTGTGTATGTATAGGTAGGGTATGATTTGTACATAGAAGTTCTGCAAATGTGCATAGAAGGAAAAGGAATGATAGATTTGTAGAGGTGTTTTTGTAAATGTGCAGAGGTATTTGTATGTGTATATCCTCGCTACCTCGCACTCTCCTACTCTCAAACCTTTTCCCCAAATACCCCTATTCCTCATCTATTCCCTTTGTCTATGCGGTTTTTGGAGTGGTTGTAAGTCTCTTTTCTCATCTTCTTTTATCTTCTATCTATATACTTATATCTCTTCCTTGGTGGTGTATAATGATTGTTTTTAAAATAGGTTCTATTCGCTGAAACGCGAATGTACGAACCTATTTTAGGAGCTATAAAACCAATTATAAAAACTTTTCCTATATATAGTATATATACTATATATAGGAACTTTCAATGTATTGTATTACTCCATGTGCTTGTGTGGTGATATGTATCTTAGGGTAGTGCGTTCCTATGCCTTAAATAACTTCTATTTCCTCAAAACGAATGAAGTCAAATAAGACGATTTAAGGCACTTTCTTTTTGTGGGTGGTAGTGGAGTACCATTTTGGCAAGAAAGTGTAAGGAAAACAAAAAGAAATAGGTTAGGCGGGGTATTTTGTTTATCCAGGGTATCTTTAGGGACTGTTTGAGGACTCTCCATATAAAGCCTGCGTCTCTAATACCTCACAAGAAATGAACTCAAAATACTACTTATATAGGGCTTTCTCAAATTAAAGTACATATTTATCCTATTGATTTTCAATACCTTATATACATAAAATTTAAAAACATACTTCTATTAGGGACATTTAAAGCCTTTATTGTAAGATAAAACTTTCAAATACCGCTCTTATAGGGAATTTCAGGACAAAACTTTCAAATAGTGCCTATATGGGGTATTTTTAATATCATAATATTTTAATCTACTTAAAATCAACAAGTTACATATACGCAGAATTTGAAAATCGAACTATATAAGGCTTTTTTATTAAAAAATGGCAGTGACTCGCTATATGTATGGGATGGGGGTATTTGTTTTCTGTGTATAGGGATTCTCTTTTTGTTTTTCTAAAGTGGGCATATGGGAAATTTGAGATTTGGGTTCCTATAGGGGAAATTTTGTGGGGTTGTCCATGCCTATTCTTTTTCGGAAGGGGGTCGGCTAAAGCCGCCTTTTTAACCCCTTCCGAGAGGGAATCGCTGCGCTCAATACATCAAAATGACAATTTGTAAAACTAAGCAAAACAATTCCTATCAAAATGATATGGTAAAAATGAAGATTTTCAAACTCCAAACCCTATAAGGGGGTAGGCAAAATTGAAAAATTGCAAATGTCTGATTTTTAAATAATTGAAAATTTTGGTTGGTTTTAGAATGACGCAAATTCTCATCTTTTCAATTTTTGACTATTTGTAAACTTTTTATATACGTATTCTTTCAAAATGATACTCGTAAATTGCCAAAATCAGTCCAAAATGTAAGAATATATTATTACAAATCACAGGATTCTTCCTGTTTCCGAGTAGTATCTATAGACACATTTGTAGCAATAGAATAAGTATTGTTTCTTCTGATGAGAGCAAATCCTCCTATTTTAACAGGTGGTAACACTTTTGCTGCCTATTTGTAAAGGTATATTCTTACATTTTTAAAAAGATAATTAACATTTGGGTAAAATGATACTAATTTTGGGGTAGGAAGACTTATTGTATATTTTTTAAATGAGTATTAAAAATCGGTTTTTGGTAGTTTTTGAAGATAAGGTATTAAATATCAATGATTTATAAATTTTCATTCTTTGAGTACCCTCTATATGCAAAAAAGTTTGACTTATTGTAATTTTTACATGAAAAATAGGCTTTGTTTGCCATAGTATAGTATTACATTTTCAAGAAAAATGATTTTAACATTTCCAGCAATACTATACTATGGGAAGATCACTACATCTTGGAATAGTATTCCAGAAACTTGTTCGAGATATGCAGTTGTCCTGCCGGAGTTACCATAGGTGTCGATACGGTTATCGTACTTCCGTTTGGTTTTGTGATTACCCTTTTCTTTATTTCAAACAATCCTGCTTCTACATAGCGTTGCATAGGCTGATTGTAGTATTCTCCTTTTGTTCCCAGATAACCTTTCTTTCTTAACCACTTGAATAATCTGTTTTGTCCGATCTCCATTCCGTTTTGACAGATTATCTTTGCAAGCTCTGCGACAAGACAGGATCGTTTGGATTCGGTTACAGCCATTGCGAAAATCACTTTTGGAGTATCTTCTTCAATTCTCTTTTCCATTTCCTTGTTTTCGATAGACAGTTCTTCTACTTTTGTTTCAAGTGCTTTCTTTTCTTTCTGTTCCTCTATCCACTTTTCTGCTCTTTTAATAGGATCGTCTATCTGGTAAGACGGCAAGGATGCTCTTTTTATGATTTCTTTCATTTTATTGAAAGCTGCGATATACTCTAATTTAAACTGGATTGCCTTTTATCCTGTAAATCCCATAACAAGAAGAGTGAATCCTGTTTCTGTCATTGCGTAGAATTTTAATTTCTTAGAACCACCGTTTGATATTTCGACATCTTCTTCCAATTGCTCAAAATTGAGTTTTCGTTCATTTTCAGGTAGTTTGACTAAAAGCTCTTCTATATCTCTAATAACATTAGAATGTCTTTTGTTAAACTTCATTGCTACTAATCTACTATTGGTCAGTGCTTGATTTTCTTTTCTGTAAACTAATTCGTTCAGGTGATTATATACCAATTTACACAAAAAGCGTAAAATAATATACATTTATACGGAAATCCGTACCGGGTTCCACCAAAACCCTCTACCTTTTGGTAACATCGTTACATCAAAGGATTCTTTTTCTGATTTTCTAATGATGTTAAAAGCACCATTGATATCAGCATTAATAATACTACCAGAAGAAGTTTTAAACAATCCTCGTTTAATCCTTCTTCCTTTGTAAGATTCATGTTTACAAATCCGTTCATTATCTAAAAAGCTACATTTTGAAGTATAAGATTCTTCAACGATCTTAACATTAATACCTTCTAATGTCGCTTTATACGATACCATACTGATAAACATATTAAAAGGAATAGATACAAAGTTTTGATTATTTCGTTTTCCGATATTGATCTCTTGTTTCCAGCATTTGTTATGACCGATTATGATCGTGTTAATACCCTTGGAAACTACGTGATTAATCAATATCCTACTTGCCTTATGAAGATAATCCTTGATCTTGTTATTCCTTTTGTTGGTTAATGACCTGATTTGTTTTGAAGTATGTTTATTATCTTTTAATTTTGATTTTAAGTATGCTAATCTTTTATTATAATACTGGTTGATAGACTTCAGCGGTCTACCATTGATGATAAAACAAGAACCGTTGTTGGATACACAAGAGGCTAAATTATCTAATCCTATGTCGATACCAAGGTAGTTCCCATTATCGGGCATAAGATCTTTTTCCTTCTTATTGTAAACTATTTCAAGAACAATATACCCATTCTTAGGAATGAACCTAAGTTGTTGAATATTTTGTTTATTGGTTCTTGTTGTAAAAGAAAACTGTTTTGGTAACTTAACAATACCTTGTTTTATCCATTTTTGAGAAAAAGCGATTGTTGTAAAAACGGCAGTAAACAAACCATTTTTGTTAAGATACTTAGGTATTCTAACAAATTCAGAATACTCACCTCTATTCTTTTTATTTAAAAGATTGAAGAAAGATTTAAAGTTTCTATCAACCATCATCAATACCTGTTGAGCAACTGGTGCTGGTAAAGCACGATAGTCAACATCGTTTTCTGTTCTTAGTTTCTTTTCGAGAGAATAGTAGTTGAGGTATTTATACTTTATATTATTGTCGTCTTTATATTGAAAGTAATGTTGTCTGACAACATACAATCCTTTATTGTATAAGTTTTTACACTTATGCAATAGGTCATAAAGTTCATTGTAATAAACAGAACTTGGCTTGATTGTATGTTGTTCGACTAATCTCATGACACAAATGTAGGAATTATTATTTATATATAAAAACAATTTCTTATATTTGTGGCGTAAAGTTGTATATAATCACCTTCATTCATAACTTTAAATATTTGATTTCGGGCAAAAGAAAACGGCTTTGTCCTTCCCGTTGCAATCAAATAAAGTAGAATAATCTTACTGTATTGGAAGATGCAAAGCCGTTGAAATATAGTTTAAGCATTGGTTATCAGAATAATACTCATTACTACAGTAAAACTACTCATTTTTATTTGATTGCATTGCAAATATAGTAACAAATCTTTAATCATAAAATGGATTATCTTACCGTATTATAACTTTATTTTTCTGGATTTTCAGCAGTTTCTAAAAGATGTTCATTGTCCTCAAAAGGAATACAATAATTCCATATTATTCCATTACAACATTCATACTTATAAGACAATCCATCAGAATCGTCCACAATTTCCCTTGCAAACAAGCTGATATGCCATTCTTTATCGTCCTCGTCTCTTACCAGCACTTTGTCAAACGGCTTAAACTCATATTTTGGCTTTTCTTCAATTCCGAAGAAACGTTTCAGATACTCCTTAGCCTTTGGATTATTGCTTGCCTTTAATGCGTTAATCATCCTCTGTTTTTCCGAATCTGTTGCAAGTCTATAACGTTCTATATTGTTTTCGCTTGCAGCAATATTATCCGATATATTAAGACTTGTTCCCGCTGCAAGACTCGCATACAAAGATGTTAAATATTTCCCATTAGTATTTAAGATAAAAATATAATTTCCTTCTTCGTTGCTTAGCACATCTCCATCTTTGAATGTGGCATATTCTGGAACTTCAAGAAGAAGACGATTTGCGTCGTTAAACGCTTTCCCCGTGGACGAAAACCAATCCGCTAATACAGGAATCGAATGAATTACAACCAATAAAGGATATTCATTACACAAATTATCTTCATATACTATTTCTGCTCTATTTCGTCCTTTCTCTGTCACAATCTGACCTAATCTTTCGCCTTTTCTTATTTTCTTTGCCGTTTCTAAATCAAACGGTATTGTTACCATTTTATGTTCCATAATCTTATTTGTTTTTATTAAAAGGTTATTCGTTTTCTTCGTAATCACATGCCGACCCTACAAGATCAGCGGTTTCTTCACCAAAAGGAATGCAATATACCCAGCATTTACCTCCTACGGTAACATATATCCTTTCTTCTGGCTCTGTACTGGTAATATGAGAAAACCAATCTGCTACCCATTCTTTATTTCTGTCTTGTCTTACAAGAACCTTATCAAAAGGGCAGAAATAGTAAACGAATTTCTTTCTCGCAAGAGAATAATGCAGATGCTTTTTATGATTTTCTTGATTCCAGATATCAATTTCGCTTTCCGTAGCCAAACGGGAAATAGGCAATATGTGTCCTTCATTTGTTTTAAGAGAAACGCCGTTCATGCCCACAAAACCAAATGAACAAAATTCTTCGTTGTAAGCTACTTGCCCTGGCACAAAAGGAGAATTTATTTCTATTTTAGTAATATCAAAATCATCCCATGTTCCTGATTCTGACGGAAACAAAACTGTCTGTCCGTGTTCTGAAAGTCTGCCTAATTCATCCAATTTCAAATATTTTGTAAAGCTGCTTGAGATTTCAATTATCACAACAATACAGTTACCCTCAACATGATCGAACAAAACTTCTCCATGTGTAATTGTGTACAATTTAGTGTACTTTGGACACTCTTTTATTAATTCAACTATATTCATAATATTTATTTTTGTATCTGTGTATTTTTCTTAAACTCATTTTACCCATTTGGCATTATCAGGCATTAAATCCTTAAATTCTTCTGGGATTTTTCCTTGATGCCACCAATCATTGGAAATGATTTTTCTTCCATCATTTGAAATAGCTTCCATCATTCTTCCTCCCATACCCATGAATCTTCGTGTCTTGTTGCTTGTATTGGGAACAAACGGGTGAACTATCCATGATTCTCCATCTATAATCAACCAATTGGGATTATTCTTATTCTCTTCGTATAGTCTGATCCAAAACGCGCAAGAATAGCAAACCCCATCTCGTTCCATAATAGATCGTATAGGACATTTGCAAAAATGTTCAGGATTCATGTCGTGTATATTATTTTGTCCCGATCCATCTTCATGTTTGTACTTAGGGCATATTTTCTTCTTTTCGCTTTCCATATTGTTTCTGCTGTTTTTAAGGTAATAGATCATCTAAATAAGACCATGATTCCATTTCATAAAATCTGTATAAAATACATCCTGGACGGCTGGATACAAAAATTTTGTTCTCTTCCAACATACCCATAACAGGAAGGCGTTCCGGCATCCCCACCTTTTTAGGGATAAATATAACAAGACGATAGCATTCCGGCATTACTGTTATGGGGTGCCACACGCTGCCTATGCGCCAGTTTACACCAGCTTTGAAGGCTTTTTGTAATTCTGTTGCCATGCCTTTGCCTGTCCAGATATCATGATCTTTTTCTTGATAAGACTTTGCTGCTTTTTCAATATCTTCTTGTTTCACACTTTATCTTCATATTGTTTATGGTGAATCTTCTCTCTGTCAGTGTAGTAATCTCTTTCTATTAAGTCCATAAGTTCGGACATGCTTTCAGAATTATCGTCAGATGATTTTCCTTTGAAGAAATATCTCATATAGTCTGACAATTGATTGGCTGCATTACGAAAATTCCTTTCCTTTTCCTTCCATTCATCAGTAGGAACAAACCCTCTTTCCTTGAAATGAACCATGTACAGATCAAGATAATAAACAGATAAGTCCGCCATATTAAGTGATAAGTTAAGTGTTTTCGCAGCCCAGGAAACAAGAGATTTTTCCATGTTCTGTTCCTGGTAATAGAACTTGTCCTTTGATTTTATATAGTCCATTTCTTCCTGGAGCTTCAATCTTTTCTGGTTCAAATATGTGATTTTAGCCCAGTTCCGCATACTTCTCGCTTTACTGATTTCTCTTTGAATTTCTCTTAATTCAATGGAGATTTGTTGTTTTGTCTTTTCCATAATCTATTCTACGTCAAAAAGTTGATCCAATACCAATAATTCTGCATTCATATCTTCATCTTTCGGGAAACGAACTTTTATGTTTCCGAACTTAGATGTCTTAAATAAGATGTAGGGATTCATATCCTCGGCAGTTACCGGTTTATATTCCTTAACTTCCGACATTTTGAGATACCAGTCACCTATTTTCACAAATCCAGAAAAGATGGAACACAGATGCTCTTTTATAGGAAACATCTCTTTGTTTGCTTTGAAAGGAATAATTTCTTCTTTCCCTCTTATTCTGATTGAAAGGAAAGGACGAATGTTATCTGTTTCATTTTGAAACTTGAAACCTGTTACAGCTTGTTTTGGGATTCTTCTTCCCATTAAGATGAAATAGCTCATTGCGATAAAATTTACAGTGGCAAAATAAAACCCGGCAGAAGCCTTGTACGGAACATTCCGCCAGGAAACTTAAAATATGAAAAATTAACGGGTTTCTTCTTTTGTGCCAAGAAGGTGTTCGTTTCCTTCATACGGAACACAATGATCCCACAATCCTCCTAAACAGCGGTGCTTATGGGATTCCATGTCAAAATAAGAATAAAAATCAATTGACCACACAGTAAAACAATCGTTGATTGATGCCATGTCTTTTACAAGAACTTTCTGAAACGGTTGAAAGGTTACATCAGGTAGCACAACTTTATAAATAGGCAGAATAACTTTACTTTCTTTCCAGAAAGAAAAGGGAACAAAATTCTTTGTAAAGAATTTAGGGTCTTTTATGTCCACTTCTTCTTTTGAAAGGTCTACTTCTTTAAGTTCATACACCTGATCTTCTATCATCCAATCATAAAAAACAAAATCACTAATACCATTAAAATAAATTCCGTTTTCTGATATATCATTAATACAGAAATACTTGCCACAAAATTCTTTCATTTCTTCTGTGAACGGATGATTACGTTCAACAATTACCAGTCCATTTTCTCCTTTGTGTTTGCTGTACCAGTCAAGGCTTTTGACTTTAACAACATCGCCTACTTTAAATTTTGTCTCTTCCATCGTTTTCTTCTTTTTCGTTATCACTAATACTTCCATTACTCTCATCTTTAAATAATTTTTTTACGGTCACGCCTAAAATTTCTGCTATTTTAGCTAATGTGCTCATGGTAGGATTTCCATTTACAATGGAATAAAACGATTGTCGTGTTATTCCTAACTTTTCAGACATTTCATTAACTGAAATACCTTTTTCAAGCATGATCTCGCGTATCCTTAATTCATTCTCATTCATTTTTTGATTGTTTTCTGCTGCAAATGTAATAGTTTATTCTTACATGTCAAAATATATTCTTACATTTTCTTCAAAATATTTTTAGCGTAAGAATAACACTTGTTATCAAAATAGTCAGTGTCAAAATGTAAAGCTCGTTCTCATAAGTGCAATATTTTGCCATTGCATCTACGAAAAGATACATCATAACTGACCGTACCATGCCGGATTCTATTTTTCTTTCCTCCCCCTCCATTCTTCAAGAAAATCTTCCACACTCACAATCTTATCCCCTGGTAAGATTTGATCTTTCGTTATTCCGTAGTACAAATCACCTTCTATCTTTATATAGTCAGCATGGTTTTCCATTGCCTGTGAACAGTACAAAGGCTTAAAACCAGCATCAGCCAGGATAATACAACTTTCATATTTCCTGTTTTTAATTACAAAATCTTTTCCTTTTCTTTTCATGGGTGTAATAATATGTTTTGACAACAAAAGTAAATGTAAGAATATATTATTACAAATATCCGAATAAGTTTAACATATGTTAATGTATTTGCAATTGAAAGGACTTACATCTATTTTTGAAGAAAAATAAAGTCATGACATATCAAGAACGTTTAGAAGCAGCTATCAAAAAGCTGAAAAAAGTCTATCCTAATGCAACGGTAGAACAAACTATTGATCAGAATGGGAATGCCATTTGGCAAACAACCATTCCAGGAGAGAAGATCATCGAAAGCATGAATGTAAATGCTTTGGAAATTGTAGTCAACAACCTTTATGAAGCCTATCGGGTAAAGGTTGGGGCGAAAAAATAACAAAAGTACCCGGTGACCTCACTTTTGAGCAACTGGTAGTGGGCATGGGTGACGCCCGGTATGATATTTCATACAAATGTATATTATTTTTCATCTTTGATGTAAGATTGTATATAGTCACCTAAGGTTGATCAATGACATTGCGGATAAACAGTGTGTTAGATTAGGGTACTTGTGAAAGTGCCCTTTTCTTTTTATCTTTGAGGCAGTTAATTAACTCAAAAACAATTTATCATGAACAAAGTATTATTAGCTTTAGCTTTTTTATTTTCTTGTGTAGCCTGTATTTTTGCACAAGGGGAACTGCCGGAAGAAACAGTTGATTACGCTGCAAACTTCGCTACTTTTGCAGGGGTGGTAGGCGTTACGGCAGTCGTAACCGAATTTATCAAGAAACTTTTCAAAGTAGAGCCTTCTGAATGGGTACAACGGATTATCTCTTGGGTAATCGGTATCGGACTTGGGATGTTTGCATGGGGATTCAATCTTGGGATGTTTGAAGGTCTGGATTGGTGGCAAGCACTCTTATGGGGATTTGGAGCAGGATTGGCTTCGAACGGTGTTTTTGATAGTGGACTTATCGAATGGCTATTTGGATTGTTTACCAAGAAAAAGAAATAATTATCTTCATCACACACTTCTTTTTTTGTTTTTATTGGTTCAGGCGGGGCGAAAGTTCCGCCTTTACTACACATTAATATACATAGCATGACGATAGACGAAAAATATACGAAACTGAAAAGCATTTTCTTCAAAGATTTTGTAGTAGTGACAGAGAACTACAATTGTCGAGGAACTAATATCCCGGCAAGTAAAGTGACAAAGAGCAATACAACAGGGACGAAAATCTTATATTGGGGTGACGGGACGATCAATATGGCGGAATACCTACATTATTTATATGTAGAGGCTGTGCTGGGGGATAAATCTTGTGTGGATAAAATTTACTGGTGTCTGAAATCAATAGAAAGACTTTCTTTGAGTGCTTATGAAGATGAAAAGATGAAGAATCCAAAGGTATATTTTAAATACGAGCCTGGATTTTTCCTTAGAGATGATATATCGGTAAATTCAAAAGACCTTTTCGATGCTTTCAAAATAGAAAGCGGTTACTCTAACGGTATCGAACTTGAAAATGAAGACCCCTGTTTCTCTCCTTTCGTCTCCCAAGATCAAATTTGGAACTTACTTCCATCTCTTGCATTAATAGCGGAGGGATGGGGAGAGCACAAAACAGGTATTTTGGCAAAAGAAATACTGAAAAACATCCTTTCCTATGTTTCTGATCACGGACATACCATTTACAATCCCTATTTCAGTGCATTGAAACATTTTTGGACGTACCTTCCTTCTATGAACACAGAAAAAGTAAAACCATGGGATAGGGTGTATGATAGGAACATTCATTTGAAATACACAATCAAAGTAAAAAGAGGTGCTAACAACTGGTATTTTGCTTATGGATTCAGAAAAACGCTCAAAAAATTCATTCCAGAAGCAAAATTGAACGGTTTTCTGACTTTTTTGTACGGTTTATGGTATATTCCATTCATTTTTCTTGCTGATAGGGTATATTTCCCTATTGTTACCCGGTTCGGAGCAAAAAGAAAAGACAATTCCTATTACTGCATGTCGTCTGCTGGTGATGTTTGGTATTCCGGAAGGAAAAGTTATCTCAAAAGGGTATGCAAGAAATTCAATAAGGATAAGGAATATACCTTTCCCGCGCTTGCAGAGTGCATGAAACAGGGAAAATGGCAATATCTGAACCTGGAAGAAATAGAAAAATGGCTGAATGAGTATGAATTTGACGAAAAATCGCTTGAATCACCAGTGAAATTTCTAACTTTGTACTGTTACTTGAAGTTGTCCAAACAATCAATTGCTTAAAATCTTAGCCATACAGTGTTTTGTCCCTGTCTTTCTTCGTGAGAGGCAGGGATTTTTATTTCCATTTACAAAAGTGTAAGAATATACTATTACATTTTCACGTAAATTAACCTATAAGGCTTCGTTTTTGTACAAAATGATGTTACTTTTGCGGCATATTCAAGTAACAAAAACAAATAGAATCATGAAACCTTTCAATTTAGAAGAAGCAAAAGTAGGCAAACCCGTCTGCACAAGAAATGGTAGGAGAGTGGAAATCATTTCTTTTGAAAATCCGAGCAACAACAACAACTATCCTATTTTGGCAAAAGTATTTTTCGGTAAAGATGATTATGAAGAATTTACCTTTACAGAAAGTGGAACGTTTTTCGTTGCTGATAAAGAAAGTGAAGCAGATTTAATGATGACAGAAGATGAAACAGAAATTCCTTCATTCTGGATGCAATCTTGCACAGAAGAAAATACAAAAATCAATTACATAATTAAAAACTAAAAAAGTATGGAAACAAAAATGACGGAAAGACAAGCGTTGCTTTATGAAGCGAGAAAGAAAAAGCCGTTTAGGGCTTTTATTATGACCTGTATGTGGGGCGGATTTGGGCTTTATTACACCGGTAAACCCATTATCGCATCCATCCTTACCATCTGTACCCTGTACAATCTTTTAGGAGCTATAGTGACCTTATTTAAGGTCGATTTGGTGAACTGTGTTGAACACCTACTTTGGTTTACCGGATTTTGGATTTTCTCAATCCTGATAGCGGTTCCTTTGGCAAAGGATACAAACAACAATATCAAACGTGAAATCATTAAAAACAACAAATAACATGAAAAGAGTAATTTTTATCAGTGTATTATTTACACTTATTTCGATGTGTGGATGCAAGCAGGAAGCCTCTAAAGAATCAGAAATTACCAAAGAGCAAGAAACCTCCAAAGAATTGAACATCTATCAAATTATGGATATTCAATTTAAAATATTGGATGCTTCTTCTAAAGATTTTTTGGTTGAAGAAGCTGATAAACTCATTCCAAAAGAAGCCTACAGCGAAAGGGTTGCTATAGAGACTGGAGGAAAAGCTATAAAATATAGCCTCAATACAGGTTATAAATTAAGTGTAAACGAGGTTTTTGATGAAAAATCAGGGATAGTTCCTTATACAAGTCTCGAAGCAAAGTTCGATATTTATGATATGGAAGATGCAAAAACCTTTATAGATGGGATTCTGGATTATCTGAAAGAAAAGAAAAGGTTAAAGAAAGAAGGGATATCCGAGGTTGTAGATAAACCAGATTACAAACTTATTGCCCTTATTTGGGACGGTGGATTCAGTTCAATTGAAATGAAACAAAACGGAGCAATTGGATTTGACATTATCTTTATCAACTATTACGACATGAACAAACAAAATAAAAAGTAAGGATATGGAAAAGGTGGTCACATATTACTTAGACAGAAAGGGTAGGGTGTTCTTACTATTTACTTGGAATGGAAAGGCTTTAGATGCTTTCAAGTCAGGTTTCTTCCCTAAAGATATGTCTGTAGAAATGATTCCCAAAGAAGAAAACATATCCGGTGAGAACCTCCTTATGGTAGAATACTTGCCAGGAAGAAAAATACTGTTAAGAGTAGGAGACGGTATTTTAAGAAGCTATGAATGGAAAGGTGTCAAGAAAATGTATAGAGATAAAAACTATACAAAACAAAACACCTTCTTCCAGCAGAAAAATTGGAAGAAGATAAACAACCCTGTAAAAATAGAAAAGATAATAGCTATAAGAGAAAAAGGTAAAACAAAAGTAAAACCTGGCATGATAAGAGTTACCGAATATCGTCCAAAATTTGTATCTTTGAAGCAAAGAGTAGAAAACGAAAACAAAGATTTGGAATTTTAAAATCGTTTGTCATGTGAACAGCAAGGTGAGGGTGGTTGAGAAATCGTCCTCACCTAAAAACAACAACATAATATCCTAAATCAAAAACCTTATCAGTTTCTTCAAATTTACTATTCGATGGGTGGGTAGCGGTCAAATTGATTTGATACCCATTTTTCGTTTACCTACCTTCTTTTAATACCACTATTCCTTCCCTGTTTTCTCGATCAAATGATTTTCCCATAACCACCACAGCCTTAGAACCTTACAACAACAAAATGTTGTTTTCAGTTTCTATATGTAATTTCATAATAAACCCATTACGATTTATCTTTCAGCTAAATCTTTATTATGACTTTTATATCTAACGATAAATCTTATAGATATATAAAAAGATCATAATAAAATGGGGTATTGTGAAATCTTGCGTTTCACAAAAAGCTGTCGCTTGTTTGTGAGAACGGATTTGATCTCCAAATCCTATTAAGTAGGGATAAGAGTAAAGGAAAGAATGATGATATTTGCAAAAGAAGGAAAAGAATAAAAGAAGATACTCCTACTAAGAAAAAGATAGGAAAGTGAAAACAAAAATGAATGACATCCTATTAAAAAGAAGAATAGAAAAACGCGCATACGCGTAAAAGAAACGGAAATCAAGACAAAGGGATGGAGGGTGGGAAAGAAACCCTACGGGCGCGCGTGAGCGAAGCGAGGCGTGCGAACGGGTGGTTGTGACATGGTTTGTAAAAATACAATTGTTGAAATTTTGTGAAGACGAAATATTTGCTTATCTTTGTGGTACAAGAAACAATTTGTGAAAATTGTTTTGTTTGCACGGTTCAGATGCTAAATAGAGTTAAAAATACAGATAAATTTTTCTTATCTTATTTAACCCAACAGCAAAAATTGTATTTTTGCTCTTGTAAATTTTTAAACATAACATCATGTTGTTGGGAAAAGAATCAAAAAACAAACATAGCAGAATATTCTTCATAGAAGTCCAAATGATAAGATGGGCTTATGAAACTGAATTAAAGAAAGGTAAAGTTAAAGGGAACATTACTTTTAACCAATTACATTCTATTGTTAATAGACATTTTCCAATAGGAAGAGTTCGTCTTGCTTCAATTTTAGAAGACAACCGTACCCTTATAAAACTTGAAGATGGAAAACTAAAGTTTATAAATAGACACAATGCTTACTCTCTTGTTGAGAAGTTCCCTACCATTTTTGCAGATTTATCTCAATTGAGAAGGACTTTCTATTTGAAAGATAAGAATTTGAGATGTGATTTTGTATTCATAGCTTTTCTTATTTATGCGGAGATGAAAAGAAGGTATTTTTCTTTAGCCTCTCATGAGAACAATCTTCTTGTTGAAAATGGAGAAATCCGTTATGGGAGAAAATTTTCTTCTATTTCTTTTATGTCACAAAAAACAATGGCAAAAGAATTAGGATGGTCTACTTCTAAGGTGGCTCAACAAATAAAAAAGATAAAAAGACTTTTTGGAGCGAAAGCTTATACTTCTGATACGCAAAGAGAAAGACAAAGAAGAAAGTATCCCAATTCCCAGTCCTATTCTTTGAATTTACCCCCTTTAGAGGACATGGAAGCTATTGTAAACAGAAAAATGATAGCTTTATCCAGGCTAAAGAAAAATGCTTTTAGAAAGAAAATGGATAAAACTGAATGGACACACGTAAGGAATTGTATTAAAAGAAAAAACAGTAATCGATATAGGTTTATGTATAATACACAACACTGTAATTCTGACTGTTATCTTGAAACTATAGGTATCATAAATAAGATAGATAGACTACAAGATAAAGGCAAATACAAGTCCGCTCAATTCTTTTTAAAACTGTTGACTGGAGAGGAAATGATAAATCAAAAAAGAATTATTCCTACTTTTGTTATAGATAAATTCAAAAAGGCACTAAAGAAATCTAAAGCATCGGAGGCAGCTTGATCATGGAAAAGATTTTAATTGAAGTCGAAGGAACTATCCATACTTTTGAAAGCATTAAGGAAGCTGCAAACTATAGGACTGATTTTTTAAAACGGATGGAATCGTCTTTAGGTAATAGTCCGAATGAAAGACTTTATATTGATAATTTAATTAGAAATAAATTTTTAAGTAATCCCAAAGAATTTTATGATAGCCGCATGAAGGGTTGTCCTGTTGTGGAAATAGAAAACCTTTTGATGGATTTATGTGCGGCAGGAATTGACATAGATGAATATTTTGTTTGTAAGAAGCAGTCTAAGCAAAAACCTGGATTTTGTGGAAACGCACCTTACAAAAGAATTTGTAAAGAAATGGATGAAGAAGATGCGGACGATTTTTTAAATGAAAATGATGTCAACGAAGATATGCTGGATGAATTTCTATTTAGCGATAGTTTATATTTCTGTTCTTCCACTAAAAAGGGACGTAACAAAAAGAACATCGCCAAGCGAAGAAAGAAAAACAAGAATAAGAAAACGCACAGAAAACGATGAAAAAGAAAACATTATCTGTCAAGGACAGAAAGAATCTAACAGAAGAAGAAAAGAAAGATGTATTGTCTTTTTACGGAGTTACAAAGGATCAACAAGAAGCTGTTATTGACAGCTATCAGCATGACCCTGAAAGATATTTTGTCACTATCCGGCAGATGCCAATAGAGGAACAGGAGGTGTCCCTATTGATTGCTGCCGCATGTGGTATTGAAGTTAACAACTTTTAACTGTAAAAATTTCAATTATTGCATACAATAGTTGTATATTTGCAGTCGAGATGAGATAGCTAAAAAGTTGAAGATTGGGAGTGATTCGCGGTAACTTCCCTTCTTTTCTTGGAGGCTATGTGATGTTGAGGGGACAACATTTAAAATCCCCATTTTGGAAGTGTTAGATTGAAATGATTGGAGCGACCAACGGAGTTTGAGGATGCCGGCTCCCCTATAGAAGTATAAACCGATACGATAAGTCCTGCAACACTGGCATTAAGGCTTCCTATAGGATGTCGTGGGATAATTAGCTTCCCGTGAGAAAGGCTTCTTTTGAAGTAACATTGCTCTTCGCGCATAGGAACAATCAAAATTCAGTTTAATTTCTTCCTACCTTAAAAGGCTAAGCCGTTACCTTTGATCGTTGGGTGGAACGAGAACGGCACTCTTAGCAAGTATTAGTACGGTTGCCACCCCAACAAGGAAAGTGCTTGCTAAGAGTTTTTTTTATTTTTGAAAAGTTTTTGTTATAGGAAATTTTGGGTACATTTGTGTGTTGAATTATAAATGATTACGTCCATGAGTACCAGAGAATATCCTATAAACGAATTTAAAGACCTTGCAGAAAAGAATTGCTGGGAGGTTTATTCATTGGAGCAAGTCAGAGACTTTGCTTCTGATGTAGTTAAAAGCATTGATCCTATCGAGCAGGAACGCGGAGCTATTGATTTCGTGTCCTTAAACCGTGTTGTTGTAGTTGATGAAAACTTCAACAAATCTGTTGTGTATTATCGTGATCCGCAGATTGAATGGAAGGACGCGGATACCGAAACAATTGAAAAAGCCGGAATGACCGGACTTCCTGTGAAAAACAAGATCGGCTTCTATAAAGATACCCCTGAAAATAGAAGAAAAGGTATTGTGGGAATGCCGTACAAGAAAGATACCGAATATAAGAAGAAAGAAAAAGAGCATTCCGATAAATCTGAAAAATCTGACAAGAAAGAAGACTAAGCCTTGTGAAGTAATGGAAAGAAAACAGAGAATACATTATATAAAGGCTTACTTGGGTAGCTTCTGTTATCCATTACTTGTCGCTATACCTTTATCTCCTATTGTGGATTGGATAGAAAAATATATATTTAGGGACTGGGAGTTTTTAAAGTTTCTTGTCGTACTTATTGTGATTGACACTCTTGTAAGCTGGGTGTTTCATCTAAGGAAGAAGGATTTTTCCTCTAAAGGGTTTGCAATGATTATGACAAAACTTTTTGTGTACAGTTGCCTGCTTATTGTGGCCCACGTTTTGGGAGGTTATACGATAGACGGACAAGTTACCACTACTTTTACTTGGTTTCGGTCTTTAATGAGCACTGCACTTATCGTCAGAGAATCTGTTTCCATTGTGGAGAATGCCGGGAAGATAAGTCCTAGCCTTGTTCCTTCTTGGGTGAGGAAATATTTAAGGGACTTTGACGAAAATGGATTTTTAAAAATGAAGGATAAGAATGACAGTCGTCCTTCTATTTAGATAACTTGCAATTAAAATTTTTGAGATATGAGACTTTATCGTTTTATTAATACAGATAAAAAAATTGACGTAGTTGTCGTTACAGATGGTTCTTGTGAACAAAAAAGAGTGTTCATTACGGAATCTCCGCGTGGCGTTATTCCTGCTGGTTCTATCAATCCTTCTGCTGATGAAAAAGCAGGAAGTGATGCTTTTCTTGCTTTGGGTTGGAAATGGAATGTGGGAGAAAGTGTTCAGCATGAAGAGTTGGTTGCGTTTGCTGAAAACAACGCGCTTACTCTTACAATCGAACCGCAAGGACTGAATGAGGTTGTTGCTGTGAATGCAGAATGGAACGATGAGAATGCTTGTGTGCTGTCTGTTTACACTACTGTTCCGGCAGAAAAGGAAATTGAAATTTATTTTCCCAATTCGGTAAAACTCAATAACTCTATAGGAAGGTATGGTGTTATTAGAGGTGATAGAAAAGTGCTTACATCAAAAGTAAATGGTCGCACTCCTATGGAATTTACTTTGGCAGACTTGGGATTGGATGCTAAGGAAGATTTAAACCTTGTCGTAATGGCAGATGCCGGAGTGCAGAAATTTGAAGTTGTGACTAAAAACAGTAAGTAACTATGCTTAGGCTTTTATTTACAACAAAAGATTTAAGCAAGCAAATGACTGTCATAACAGATGGTGTAGACAGTCAGATGAATGTTTTTGTAACTGAAAATACGGTAGGTGACGTTGAATATTACAAGTCTCTCGGTATTGTGATTGATGCTGGCGTTACCTACAATATCGGTAAGTTCAAAGAATGGTGTCTTGCTAATGGATTGGGTCTTATCGGCTATCCCGAAGGACTGGAAGAAGAAAAGATCAATTATGTAAACGTTCTTGATAGAACGGAATATACGTTTACATTGCAGACAAAATCTCTTTCTTTCGTTAATACGGGTGAAAGCAAGAATTTTGTTGTTACTTCCAGCAAGCAGGAATATCGGGACGGTGCGCCTTACGGGAAACCCATAGCCGTTGCTATTCAGATTAAAATTTCCGGTACAGGTTTTTCGGGTAATGCGGGAATAAGTCAAATTTCTGCTACAGAGAATCCTACTGATAAGCAAAGAACTGGTACAGCTACAATCATTCAGAATGAGAGTGGAAAAACAGCAACCATTTCTTTAAGTCAAGCTGCATCTGTTATTACTTATGAAAATACGATCACAGCCAATAAGACAACTCTTACTTTTGCTGCAACGGCAGGTGATCAAGTGGTCACAATCACTTCTACCAGACAAAAGAAGCTGAACGGTAAGAACAGTGGTTCTCCAACTACCGTAAATACTACAGGAAAGGTAACCGGTACGGGTTTCTCTTTGAAAACTCAATCGGGAGCAAATTATACTGTTTCCGCCACTGAAAATACAAATGAGACTACCGGAAGAACAGGAACTCTTGTTGTGACACAAGAAGGGTCGGACGCAAAATCAATTACGATTAATTTAAGTCAACCTAAAGCAACCGTTGCTTATACTTATAATTTGACTTCAAACCCTTCAAGAGTGGAATTTGTTGCTACGGGTGAAACAAAAACTCTTTCTATTTCTTCTACAAAACAAAAGACGGTAAATGGAAAGAATAGTGGTAGTCCTGTGGCTGTGAATTATACTACGACAGTTTCCGGTACAGGTTTTTCGAAAGGAACAACCGAATATTCCGTTGTAGCAGCGGTCAATACTGGTACAGCAAGAGAAGGGTCAGCAGTTGTAAAACAATCGGAAGGAACAAAGCAAATAACAATTACGCTATCACAGGCAGCAGGCACTTCCGCTTAATTTTTTATTGACGTGAGTAGGAAAAGAGACAAAAATAAAAATCAAGGAAAGTCAGACCTGTTAAAGGGTCTGGCCAGCCTTTCTTTGGAAGATATTGTAGGATTGCAGAAAACTCTTCCTACTTTGCTTCAATCCAAATTACAGCAGATGTCTCGTTCTGATGATTTGGAAAATCTTTTAAAAGCTAATTTGTACCTGGATAATGTCAACCAAAGACAGGACAATGTAAAGGCTGTGTTCTTTAATCCAGATGAAGCAAGTGATACGGGAAGAGGATATAAAGACCCTATGTTTTATGGGTCGCTTCCTTTTGAAGTGCTTCGAAGGATGGGGGATATTTTTGTTGTCCGGGCTGTAGTGAATACCCGTGTTGAACAGGTACAGAATTTCTTGCATTTTTCAACAGATGAACAGAAAGAAGGTTACACTATCCGAAGAAAAAGAAATCCTTTTGAGAAACAAAGTACAGAACATTCAAGAGAAGATCAGATAAAGATAGCCTATATTCGTAAATTCTTGGAAGAAGGCGGTTTCCATGACAAATGGGAATCTTTTGATACATTTCAGGATTTTGGGAGAAAAGTTGTGTTTGATAGCCTTACTCTTGATCAGCTTGCATTTGAAATAGTAAGGGATAGATCATGGAATCTGGCACGTTATCGTGCCGTAGATGCTTCTTTGATACGTTTTCTTGATAGTATCGATCCGAAGTTCCGGGAAGAATTTGAGCAATACCGGTTCAAAGGTTATTTACCAAAATACTGCATGTGCTGGCAAGGTCAGATTATGCAGCATCCTGTTACGCATGAAAGTGTTATCTTTTACCCTTGGGAGCTGGGTATTGGTATCCGTAACAAATCCACCAACATATATAAAAACGGGTACGGAACATCTGAATTGGAAACATTGTCCAGTGTTATGACGTGGATTTTGTGGGGGTTTGAATATAACGGAAATTATTTTAGCAAATCTTCTCAACCAAAGGGAATTATCAATGTTAAGAATCCGAACATATCTCAATCTTCTTTGGATGAGTTCAGACAGGCTTGGCAACAGACTATGGTGGGTACACGTAACAGTCATAGAACGCCCATTATCAACGGGTTAGACCTCCAGTGGTTAGATTTAAGTAAGAATACCAACCGTGACATGGAGTTTAGCGAGTGGGTGAAATTCCTACTTGTTATGACTTGTGCCGTCTATCGTATTGATCCGTCAGAACTTGGTTTCCAATTTAAAGATCAGACAAATATCTTTGGACAAGCTGGACAAAAGGAGCGTTTGCAACATTCAAAAGACAAAGGATTAAAACCTATTCTTGTGTTCTTACAAGAGGTGATCAATTACTATCTTGTATCAGAATTGGACGAAGATTTTGAATTTGTCTTTACAGGTGTAGACGCAGAGGATGAAGGCAGACAGGTTGAGATTGATGCTAAGAAGATTCAAAACGGTATGGTTTGCTTAGAGGATATTTTTGAAAAATACTCTGGACGTAAATTCAATCCCGAAACGGATACTATCCTGAATCAATCTTACCAGCTTCAAAAGCAAATGCAATTACAGCAAGCTATGTATGGTGGAGAAGCGATGAATGAAGAAGTGGATCGTCAGATAGCTTCGGAAGAAAAGGAAGATACACAAAAATCTTTCAGTTCGAATCCTATCATGGATGCTGCTATGTCTTACATTGAGAAGAACTGGGGGGAATCGTGAACGTTCGATATGTAAAGAACATAAAAGTCGAGAAAATGCCGTTGGTGTCAAATATACATCATCATGTTGACCCCATGCGTTATCCTAAAGTGCAAGAAGGTTATGAAGGGATGGCGCAGGTCATTTTCTCAACACAGATAAACAATATGTTAATGGACTTGACTAAGAAAATGGTTAGTCAGAAATCGAAGTAGGTCTATGTTATTTACACCGGAAGAAATACAGCAGTTGTTCTTTATTGTCGATTATCGTATTGCACGAGTGATTGCCGATGTGTTGGGGAAAGATTATCTTTCTTTGGATGATATAGACGTGCTTAAAAAATTCGATTTTGATCTAAAGACAGAGATTCTAAAAATACCGCCTTATTGGCAGGCATTCATATTTGGACGATTAGCAGCTATACTTTCCCCAGCACAGCTTTCTTCGCTTAATTTTGATGATTTGAGACAATATGTCGAGAAAGAACAATACCCGCAATTGACAGCAAGGGAAAAGGCAGAATACAACGCTTCCGCCATGCGTTCTTATTCCTATATAAAGGGTATGGGAAATAAAATAAAGGATTCTCTTTCTTCCACCATATCGGAAGAAGAAATGAAAATAGCCGTTGCAGAACGAGAAAGGGAAGTTGAAACAGCTATTAAAGAAGAACTTTCAGAAGGGGTTCTAAAAAGGAAATCTGTTCAGTCTATAGTAAGTGCGCTTGGACATAGATTGGACGAATGGAATCGTGACTGGGGACGTATAGTTGCTACTGAAATGGAGAATATTTTTCAGATAGGTACAGCCCAAATGATAATGAAGGAGCACGGCATTCACGCAAAGGTATATAAGCAAACAATGCCACAAGCGTGCCGCTATTGCGTGAATGCTTACACTACCAATGGTGTAGGTTCTAAGCCTGTCGTCTTTGATTTATCTGAATTGATTGCCAACGGAACTAATATAGGCAGAAAATCAAAAGACTGGGAGGCAACCTTGTCACCTTTGCACCCACATTGTTTTTCAGAAGATACAGAAGTTTTTACAAGTGAAGGATGGAAATCTTTTCAATCTTTAAATAAGAATGAATTGTTTTTGTCGGTCAATCCTAAAACAGAGGAATTAGAATGGGTTAAAGCTATTAGATGGATTAATCAGCCTTATAAAGGGAAGATGATAGAACGTACAAATAGATCATTTAGTCTTTGTACAACTCCAAATCACTATCATGCTGTAAATACAAAGTATTCAAAAGAATTACAGTTGATAACAGAGAATGATTTATCTAATGGAAGTTCATTTAGATGTGCTGGTTTTAAGTGGAAAGGCATTGAAAGAGAGTATTTTTGTTTTGATGGATATAAGTTCAAAGCAGATTTGTTTTGCCAGTTTATGGGATATTTTCTTTCAGAAGGAAGCGCGACAAGCAATTCTCACGCTAATTATGTTGTTTTTTCTCAATTTGAGGGAGAATTTAAGGATAATATGTTTGAATGCCTTTCAAATATGGGATTGAATCCTTTTAGGAGTAAAGAGTATTTAGGAGCAACAATAACAAAGAGAGTGGAGTTGTTTACTTATTTAAAATCATTTGGACATGCTTACGATAAATTTGTACCAAAAGAAATTAAAGAACTTCCTCCTAATCTTTTGAATATTTTTTTGACAGCATTTAGAGAAGGTGATGGTGTCAAAAGAAAACCTAAAGTGTACGATGGCTATGTTTGTAAACCAGAAATCCAATATCTTACATCTTCTCCAAAGTTGTGTAATGATATTGGGGAAATTCTATTGAAATTAGGATATAGACCAAGTTATAAGAATTTTGGCAAGGTAATTGCATTTGATAAAAAACAGAACAAAACATATACGTCTAAACATGATAATTGGAGAATAAGCCAATTGTCTGCCAAAGGATGCTCTGTTTTGAATATTCAAACAATTGATTATGATGGTATGATTGGAGATGTTGAATTGGAAAAATACCATACATTAATTGTAAGACGAAACGGAAAGGTTTGTCTGTCGGGTAATTGCAGATGTAATCTCCGTTACATTCCAGATGGTTATGAATGGGATGATAAAACACAATCTTTTGAACCTAAAAAAGTGGAAGAAAAGGATCGCGTTCAAAGGAAGTCAAAGGTGAAAATTACAGTAGGAACAAAATATTTTGAAGTGTGATGAAAACAAGAACAATTTTCAACTCTGGTTATATCAGCATACCTACAGTGGATAGTTCAAAATGGATAAAGGATATTCAAGTGGGCGATGTTATAAAGACTGTCTCTGGTTACAGGAGGGTGTGTAAGGTAGTCCAGTTTGAACCATCATCTATACCTTGCGTTTTGGACGTGTGCTATATTACCGAGGATGAAACTCTTGAAAAGGGGTATCGGGAAGATGCGATACACAGAATAACAGAAGATTCCTTTGTTTTGTGTGACAACAAAGCGAAAAAGGCTAACAGAATACGACCTGGAGATGTTATCATGCTGAAAAATGGTTGTAAGGGCAAAGTAACCAACATTATACAGATACCTATTGATAATGTTTCGCAATATTTTTATAGTTTTGAACTTGATAAGCCGGATTTCTTTTTTGCAGATAATGTTTGCATCCCGGACGTAGTTTGCAGTAGTAATTCAAAATAAAATTTTTTAAATATGGCGTTGAATTTGAAAGCGTTACTTGGTTTACAGACGCAAAAAGAAAAAATAGATGAGTATAAAGGACTTCTGAAAAGGGAAAGAGAAATAAAGCAAGAAGTAGATTCACTTGCGGAGAATTACTCTTTACAGAAGTCTCAATATGATTCTTTGAGAGGTAGTGACAATGCGGAAGCCGCTACGAAGGCAGAGAGTTGTTTCAGTGAGTTCTTGAAACAGCAATCAAAGGATTTAATGAGTGTTTACAATAGAAGAAATTCTATTCAGAAGTCGATCGAGAGGCTGGAAAACGATGAAGATTTTGCTGAAATGGCAAAAGATATTCGTCACCTTTTTGAATGCCGGGAACTTTGGAAACAAGGATTGATTAAAAAATCGGTTTATTTTGATTTGTTCAAAGCAAAACAAGGAAAGGTGCAATTTGCCGATGTGCTGGTTTTTAGAGGTGACAAACTTCTTATCTTGAACCGTGTGGGAGAAAAGGGAGCGGTATCGAACGATTGGTGTATTCCAGGAGGTCATGTTGATCCAGGGGAAACTTTCTTGCAAGCAGCCAAAAGAGAGTTGTTTGAAGAAACTGGCATTGATATGTCGGAAAGTTTATTGATTCCTGTTGGTAAGTATATCCCCAAAAGAAAAGGGATAGAGATTCACTATTTTATGTGTCATATTGACGATCAGACACCAGTTAATATCCTTGTGGATGCGGAAGAGGAAACAGGCTCGGAATGGATCAATCCTCATACGGAACTTGATCTTTACAACTTCATTTTTGATATGAAGGATAATCTTAAGCGTATTCTTGGTATTGAAGTGCCGGATGAATTTCAGCTTGTAATGAAGTCTTTTAAGGACGGGAAAATATCAAAGGAAGTATTTACTACCTATTGTGAGAAAAACCCTGAAAAACTGGAAAAATCAGCAAACAAGACTTCTTTCACGCATGAAGAAAGAAAGGATTTAGCAAAGAAAGGCGAGGCAATGCCGAACGGGAAATATCCTATTAGAAATCGTCAGGATTTGAAAGATGCTATCCGTTTGTCCGGTAGTTCTTCTATGTCAAAGGAAGATGTAAAGAAATGGATCAAGAAGCGTGCAAAAGAGCTTAATTTGGAAGATGAACTGCCGGAAAATTGGAAAGTTGAAAAAACAATGGACACGGAAGATGCTCATACATTGCAACGTGAATCTTTGGATGGAGAAACTAAAAATATCGTCCGTACAGAAGATGGAGTAGGAGAAGGCTGTTCTCATGAAGGAAAGATTGAGAAAGCCATTACTTTCAAGAGAACTGTTTATGAAGAAAAAGAAGTGGAAGTTGAAGAAGAACCAAACAAATATACTTATGGAAACTTCCAAATCTCCTTTAGTGATAATGACGGAGGACATGGAGATAAGTTTGCCGATTTTTTAGCTACTTTCCAAAAAGTAACAAACTTATGTAAGCCTTTTTCTGTGGTTATCAAGACGGAAGATAACGGTGAACAAGAATGGAAGTGGGGCACTAAATTCAGATTAAACGGCGTCTCCAAAACAGAAGATATCAGAAAGTCACAAGAGGACACTATTTCTAAGGAAGAAAAGGAAGATGAACTTGAAAAGTCCGAGAAGAAAGATAAGAGTATTTTCAACACTTATCTTAATTTTCTGGAAGGAGCTAAAACGCGCCTTAAAAACATTCATTGGGGAGAGGAAGATAACTCGAAGCACGTTTATCTTGATGACCTTTCAGAAAATGTTTCTGAATTTGAAGATAAGATTGCAGAAGCCGGTCAAGCAGGATTCGGACGGTTTAAAGACGGAGAAATACAAGGTGATGAGGTGGAAGAATCTGATCCTATCGCTATTTGTCAAATGATTTTCGACAAGACGGTTGAGTTTAGAAAGGAGCTTGCTGGACGGGATGAATATAATGGCGAGGTAAGTTGGATCGATGATTTTCTTGCTACACTTAAGCAATCGAAATACAGATTGCAATTGCATTAATATAAAAGGTATAGATTGTGATAATTATTAATAAAAGTTAAAATATTGGGTTATTGCAATTTATACCTATTTTTGCAGTATTTTTGAGTGTCGCTATTACGCTTATATTTAATATAACAATCATAGAATGTTTGATAGTTTCAAATTATATGTAGACTTGGACTTGGAAAAGGCTAAAAAGGATGATTCTTTGAATGAATCTCCATATTCTAATATGGTCTTTTCCGGCGTAGCTTCTGATTCTTCAAAGGACGATGAAGAAGAAGTGTTAGAACCGTCTGGGTTTATATATGATAGATTTTTGAAATCAGGATTGTTCAATCTCGATCATTTGCCGACAAGATCGCCTATCAATAAAAGTAGATTTTGGATAGGCGAGCCTATTGAAGCCTATGTGAAAGACAATAAGTTTTTTGTGAAAGGTAAATTATGGGAAAAATCACCGGAAGCTCGTGCTTTTTGGGATAAGGCTATTGAGATGAAGGAATCCGGTTCAACAAGAAAGCCTGGAATGAGCGTTGAAGGTAAGGCTTTGGAAAGAGATAAACGGAATCCAAAAAGAGTAACAAAAGCTCTTATTACAAACATAGCGTTGACTATGACACCTGTTAATACCAAAACTTATCTTGATATTGAGAAAAGTAAAGGGAACAGGGGGAACGATTTGTTGGAAATGCAGAAATCCGCTATCCTTTTTGAGTATTGCACCGAAAATGGGATAGTTCAGATAGATAACAATTTTAAGGTAAATTTCCAAAAGTCGCATTCTTTTGATGTTGGTTCTTTTTGGGAAATTTACAAATCAGTTCAAAAAGGAAGATTGGATAGAAGTGTTCTTGATACACTTGTAGAAAGAGTTCGACAATAATTTTTAAATAGATAGTATATTATGCTAAACTTGAATGAATTTAAAAACGATCCGCTATACAAGGCACTCGAAAACTCTGGTTTTAGTGCGGAAGATATTGCTTCTATGGTGGAAAGAGGTGATGTAACTTTTGAGAAGTCTAAAACTGTTGCTGAAATGAAGGATTCCGAAAAGAAGGAAGAAAAAAATATCGGCAACGATAAGAAGCATGAAGATGCTCTTAAAGAGGACGAAAAAGAGGACAAGAAAGACGTAAAGGATTTGAAAGAAGACATCAAGGAAAAAGAAGATAAAGTTGAGAAATCTTTCTCTATGGAAGATATGAAATCTTTCGGTGCTTCTTTGGCTGCCAATATCGTAAAAGGAATGACAGAGGTTATGAACGAACGTTTTGGTAACATTGAAAAATCTTTGGAAACTTTTGGTGCACAAACTCCATCTTTCAAAGGTGTCCAGACTTCTGCCGTTTTGGAAAAATCTATGAAACTGGAAGTGGACGAAGGAGGAAAGACTTTATTGTCTGTCACTAAACAGCGACCTTTAGTTACTGCTGCCATCAATAAGGCTATTGAAAACGAAGGAGAAGAACTTGAAAAATCCATTGGCGATGATGCTTTAGCTTTCTTGGCAGATACGCAAGCCGAAACTATTGGCAAGAACTTGGCGAAGTTCATGTACGAAAAGTATAATATCAAGTTCCACAAGTAAGAAACAATTCGATTGAATATAATATAAAATATTGATAATCATGGAATTATACAATTATAATGATTTGGCAGCTTTTGGAGGTAGCAATAACGTTGCTGACGTGTTGAAAGCTATGGAAGCCGGCTTACAGACCGGTATGCAATACAACGACCAGATTAACAATGGTGGAGGTTTGAAAGTAGAATCTTTGGATGCTTACATTAAGGTTCTTGCTAACCGTTTGAATCAGTTGGTCGTTTACAACGAAATTCCGAAACAGAGAATCGAAAACACGGTTCACCAGTACAACCAGTTGTACAAATATGGTGAAGATGTAGGTATCTTCAACCGTGAAGGCGAAACACCGGAAGAAACCGATACTCAATATATCCGTAAATCTGTTATCGCTAAGTTCATGGGATTGACAGGACAGGTAACAGACCCGGCAATGTTGGCGAAGTTGGCAGGTGGTATGAACATGTACACTCGTGAGGTGCAGAACAAGACAACCCTGTTGCTTACTTTGATTGACACTAACTTGACGAGTGCGGATTCTACTTGTGTGGAAGAAGAATTTGATGGTATTTTCCGCCAGCACATGATGGGTGTCGCTTCTGCTGACCGTGGTTCTACGGAAGGTATGAGCACAGAACAGATTTTGGATGCTTATTATGGCTCTGCTGCTGTTATCGACGCACAGGGTGGCATCTTGACTGATGCTTTGGTGGAAGATGCTGCTGATGCTGTTGTAAACGTTTATAACGGTTATATCGACCGTATCGTTTCTGCTCCGGTTGTATTTAACAACTATGTGAAGAAATTCCATGAATCGAAACGTGTTGTTGTCGGTATGGCTAACAGCGTTGTAGGGGCAACGATGGGCCAGTCTGTAAACAATATCGTAACGCAGTTTGGTAGCGTTGCAGTTAAGAGCGATAAGTTCTTTGACGTTCGTAAACCTATTAAGGCAACTGCTACTGCTACTTCTCCGAAAGCTCCGGCAACTCTTGTTGCAGGTGGAACAAAATCGGCTGTTATTGCAGATGCTAAAACCAATTTTACATTACATGCAGGTTCTTATGGCTATCTGGTAACTGCAAAGAATCGCTATGGCGAATCTGCTCCGCTTAAATTGACAGATACCGCTTTGGCTGTTGCAGCTAATCAGTCAGTTGACTTACAATGGACAGCCGATGTAGGTGGAGCTTATCAGGCTACCGCTTATGTGGTTTATCGTACTAAGAAAGTAACTGCTTTGACAGACACGACAGAATATTATCCTATCTTTACTATTCCGGCTTCTATGCTGGCTGCTGGATATGATGGCGCGGCTGCTACTAAGGTTCGTGACCGTAACCGTATCATTGCAGGAACGAAGTCTGCTTTGATTTACTACAATGATAGCCAGATCAACGAATACTTGCAGTTCGGTGACATTCGCAAGATTGACTTTGCAATCACCGCACCGTCTCGTAGATTTGCTATCTTGAACTACGGCACTCCGGTTCTGTATCAACCTGCTAAGATTTGTCGCATCATCAATATTGGTGACGAAGGATTGGGTGCATAAGGCTATACTTAGTCATTGGAATTAAAATAAACGAAGGGAAGGAAAGGGTTCTTTGTAGCTTCTTCCCTTCCCTTGATAATTTAAAACATTACGAAACATGATTGCAATCGTATCAACAATTTATAAAAATACCGTTATCCAGTTTGGAGATGAACTTGTAGAGTTTAAGGACGGAAAATCAACCGTAAAGGACGAAACGTGGGAATATATCAGAACGGGCGGCTTTAAAGGAATCACTTCTTTGGAAGATGCAGAGAATTTGGAAAAGGAAAAATCTGAAAGAGAAAAGGATGATGAAGCCACTATCAAAGTTCTGAAAGATGAGTATGACTTTGAAATCAATCGCCTGAATGGTATTATCAGTGACAAGAACACCCAAATTGAAAAGCTGAAAGAAGCTGTGGAAGTTTGGAGAAAGGAAGCTGAAAGGTTGTCAAATGGTGGAAAGCCAAAAGAAGAGAAAGAGGGAAGCAATCTTTCCGAAGAAGAAATTGCTTCTTTGAAAGAAGATATGTCCAAAATGTCTTTCGAAGATTTGAAAACTCTTGCTATTGAAAATGGTATGTCTAAGCAAAAGGCAGGAAGATTCAAAGAAGAAGATCAGAAGGACGACCTGATCAATGCGATAATAGATTTACCTAAAAAATAAAAAGGGGTATGCCGGGACAACTGACGTTTACAATAAAATATAAAAAGAACACAGGATCAGTTATTTCAGTAGCCGAGATGTGGAACAATTATCTGTACGGTATCACTATACAGGCTGGAACAGGTACGGCTTTTTCTGACGATGCTCTTAGAACTTATCTTAGCGCAGCACAGAAAGAGGTTGAGAACTATTTCAATCTTAAATTTGTAAAACAGTTGGTTGAATCGGAAACGCATTCTTATTACAGGACAGATTATTTTCAGCAATTCCCTATCATACAAACCAACTGTCCTGTAAGAGTTCCTCTTGCACTAACAGGTATGTTGAATAAGATGGAGCAGATTATTTATCCGCAAGCATGGCTTACATGTGAAAAGGATATGGACGGGATAGGGAAACGGAGAATGAGTGTAGTACCTACTGGGGCAAGTTCGGTCAGGGGAAATGCCGATGTTATTCTTACCGGGATAACAACTCAAATAGGATTCCAACGGTACACAAATATTCCAGACTATTGGGATATTCAATATATAACCGGATTTGATTTGGACAAGATGCCGGTTGATTTGATAAACCTGGTTGGCAAGCTCGCTTCATTTGGCCCGTTAAATATCGCAGGAGATATGATATTCAATCTTCCGGGTATTGCGTCCATGCACTTAGAAATAGACGGGCTTAGACAATCTATTAACTCCACCGCTTCTGCGGAAAATGCAGGGTATGGAGCACGCTTGAAACAGTATCAGAAGGAAATAGAGGAAACGGTAGGACGGATAAAACTTGTGTACGATCAGTTTAAATTTTTGGTATTATAAGGAGGACGTATCGTGGCAAAAAGCATTTTACAATCACCTATTCCGGCTTTAAGCAATGCAAGTCCTGAATTTATGCGTTCAGAGTTCGATTCTGCTGTGTATTTGAAAGGATATGAGGTGGTAATCGAAAAGGCTTTGAGATGTCCTTGTAACGCGCCAGATTCTCCTTTGACGGATTGTCAGAATTGTTTCGGCACAGGATATTTTTATGTGAACCCTGTAAGCACACATGCACTCATAACCGGAATAAACGGAAACAACGACTATAAACGTTGGTCGGAAGAACTGATAGGAACTATCAATGTAACGGTGACGGATACAGATAAACCGAATATGGGGTATTTTGACAGGATCACAATTCAAAAGGAATATTCTTATTTCAGCGAAAATCTTCCTGTCAGAACAGACGGAGAGAACTTTTTCATATTTACTACTTATAAGCCGTTATCCATATACAGCATACATGTGTTTGATGGTTCTACGATGCCTTTAAGACAACTTTCAGTGGCAGATTACAAAGTAAGTGATGCGAATCCTTATTGCATAATTTTGACTGCTGATATGGCTTTAAACCCAGTTGTGAGCGTTTATTATCAGCATCAACTGGAGTTTCATGTATTGGATTTCCCACACGAAGTACGTGCTTCATGGAAAAAGAATAAGGAATCAGGACAATTGGAAAGAACAAGGCTTCCTATCCAGGCGGTAGCAAGAAGAACGCATTTGATAGTCTCTGAAAAGCCTAATTTTGATGGTTCGGGCGTTATTTTGAACGATAACATACAAATGAAAGTGGTGGAATGATTTTACCAATAAATATAGATTTAGGTGATCTTGTGGAAGAGTTTAATCTTTCAGGGGATCAATCTGTGTTTTTAGGTTCTTCCATTATTGATGCGGTTGTCTCGGAATATCAGCTTAGGTGGCAAAATCTTATATCAAGCAATCTTCATAAAACAAGGAATGAATATAAAAGGGGAGTTTTCATAGAAAGAGAATCCCCTTTGTCCGTTACATTTGGGTTGACAAACAGAGAATCTTCTATTCCTTTAATGATAGAAGAAGGGCAACCACCTTTTGATGAAAAAGAAGGATTTAGAAATTCCCCAAAAAGAAAAGAAGCGGAAGGTGGAGGTTGGTACATTGATATTCCTTTCCGTCACGCAACTTCGGAAGCGGTAGCGGATTCTGGATTGTTTTCAACTATAATGCCTCAACAGATTTACGATGCAGTTCGAAAGACAGGAAGACTGGGAATTGGGAATTTACAAGGAAGGTTTGCCGAAAAAGGAGAGAGGAAAGAGATAAACAGGTTGGGAGTAAACAAACCATCTTACATGCACAAAGCACCTATTTATCAAGGCTTGACGAAAGTAAACATTGCTTCTACTGCAAACGAAACAAGAAGTGGTTACTTTACATGGAGAAGGGTAAGTGATGCTTCTGATCCTAACAGTTGGTGGAATGGTGGTATTATTCCATATAAGCTCATGGATAAGGCTCTTGAACAAGCTAAAATAGATGTTGTCGCGGATAGGGTTATAAACGAATTTTTAAAGGCTATTTAGTTATGATACAGATAGTTAAAATAAAAAAGATTGTAGAAAGTTGTTTGGAATATGTTCAGACTGACTTTGAAAGTAAAAACAATGAAAAGGATTCTTTCTTGTATAAGGTGTTGGGAGACACGCAGGATGGTTCTTACAACTTCTATGAGCAGGCAAAGAATTTGTTTTTGCGGAAAGAAACAAACCCTAACAACATAAAGGTATTGCTGGAATATCCGAAGGACAGAGCAGGACTTCCATCTTATGTGATTCGTGAACCCGGGAAAACAGGTGGCATTGCCAATTCCATAGGTAAAATAGAATCTTTTATGGGTGGCGTTCCTATGTACAGAGATACAAGACAGTATGGACTGGAAATTATGTGTTTTTCTGTAAATATGAACGAATCAATTTTGATGTCAGAAATTTTGTATGCACTTTTACTTGGTTCTTGGGATTTATTGGCTTCTCAATTTCTTAAAATAGAGTTTTCCATGAAAGAACTGATGATGGAGAACCATTTGATGCCAACTCCTATTTTTATCCGTTCTATCGGATTGGAATTATCTTCGGAAGAAATAGCTCCAGGGCTTGTGGACACTACTTTACTTGGAAAGATCCTCTTTGGAAAGGTCAACCAAGTGGATAGTATTGCTCTTGGTGATTCGACTGCTACAGATGGGCTTCCTGGGGTGGAATCGGAAATTAAAGGCAGTTGGTAGTACGTTGATTGAAAAATGATTACCTTTGGAAAACAAATTTGAAGAAGGGAGTTTATACAACCATCTAATTATTTGGAGAGAATAGAGGGAATAAAATCATATAAATTCGATGAATAATTAATTGAAAATCAATAAGTTATGAGTACATCTTTTATTTTCAATAACAAACAAATAACTCTTCCTGGCGTTTATAGTCGAATTACAACGTCAGAAACAAGCCCTGCGAGAACACTTGACTATTCAAAGACGATCATAGTTGATACTGGGGTTTACGGTGCTAACTGGTGCGGTGGTTCTGGCGTGGCTGGAGAAAACTATCAGAACTTGGATTCTGTATATAGATTTGATACTTTGGCAGAGTTTCGTTCTTTCATGAAAGGCGGTATGTATTGGAAAATTGCAGAGGCACTTTTTACACCGGACTATTCAAATCCTGCCTCTACTGGTATTTCACAGCTTTTGTTTGTTAGAGCTGCACAGACAACTTCTGCCACTATCACTTTTGCAACAACGGCAGGCGGAACATTTGAAGTTAAAACTTTGGACGAAGGAAAGGGAGCAAATGGTACACTTTCGGAAGCTGGCAATCTGATTACTGGTTATGGAGTTTCTATTGTGGCAGGAGAAGATGATCCTGAAAAATGGATCATGAAGTTTTACGTTGGCTCTTTTACCGGTTATGCAGAGGATGGTTATCCTATTGGAGAAACACCGGAAGATCAGGCAGCACCTACTTTGGTATTGCAGTCGCCTGAATTTAATAATATTCAGACTTTGATTGATTGGGCTAAATCAGACTCCAATTTTGCGAATTTGTTTGTATTGACAAGCAATGCAAAGAAAGAAGGTGAAGGAACTGTAGCGGAAAACGACGTAACAACGGCACTTGCAGGAAAGAAATTCGTACTTGCAAAAGGCGGTACGGAAACTTATAATGCCGATTACATGACACAGGCTCTTGCTGCTATCACAGGGTTGGATTATAGTTTTGCTCTTACAGATCAGTTTGGACAAAATGCGGATTCTGCGTTACAGAAACAGTATATTGCCCACATGAACAGCCAGGCAAAATACACCCATTTCTTGTTTGTTGGAGGATATGCTGATGCTGCTAATTTCTCTAAATCACTTGATTTGGCAAAAGGCTTTAATAGTGAGCTTGTCCAGTTGGTACATGGAGGCGCAGGCATGACTTCCGGTATTACAGGTGTAAAAACACGTTGGTGGGGTGTAATGTATAATTTGTGTTGTATCTTGGGAAGAACAGCCGGAAAACCGCCTTATATTCCTGTTACAAACAAGACGATCGGTATTGACAAATTACAGCATACTTTGAGTGAAGTTGAAAAAACGAAGGCTTTGGATGCTGGTATGCTTGTGACGGTTTACAATGACTACACTAACAATTTTGTTGTGTTGCAGGGTGTGAATACTTTGCAAGATAACAAGGTGTTATTCAACTCCAATGGTCAGAGCCACAGCATTCAGTTCATGCGTATTGTCGCACAGATTAACAAGGAATTGGTTGTAAATGCTTCTATTGATCTGCTTGGACAGGAAAATGGTGTAAATGTCAATACTTTGTCTGCCGGCGCAGTGAAGGACTGGACGGTTGCTTATTTGCAATCCAGAGTAGCAACGGAAGCACAGGATAACTTGCTTCTTTCTTTTAAAGATGTTGTCGTAACAAGACAGGAAGATGCTTGGTTTGTTACTTACAAGATCGTTGTTAACAATGAAATCAACAAGTTGTTCTTTACAGGCTTCTTAATTCGTGGATAATAATTCTAAAATAGAATATCATGCAGACATTTAGTGCACCTATGGCATATATCAAAATTGGCGGTGAGACTGCTGGTTTTGTCAGAAATATTACCGTACAGGAACAGATCAATCGTGTGGATGTACAAGGGTTAGGTAGTTTGCCTATTCAGGAAATTCCGCCTGTATCTTACAGATGTTCCGCAACTGTGGACCAGTTCTTTTTGTCTTTCAAAGCTCCGGTGGTAGAAGCAATGATTCATCGCTTGGGAACTTTACAGGAAGTACTGGACACTCTTACATTCGCAGAACAAGGTTTCTCTATCATGATCTATAAGAAATTGGTTCAGAACTTTGATGATGCCCGTAAGATGGTGACGCAGGTTGACCCGACAGGTCAGACGGTTGCTCTTTTAACTCCGTGTTTCATTGAAAATCAGAATTGGCAGTTGCAAGAGCAATCTGTTTCAAGTTTTAATGTTAACATACGTTATCTTAACCCGATTGTAACTGCTGAATATTAACTACATTTAACAAGATAAGTTATAAAATTTGTTAATATAAGGGCTTTGGATTGATTTTGTAAGAATAAAATAAGTTGCTATATTTGCTTCGTTGCTGTGAAGCAATTACATTCAATCTTATTATTCATAATAAAGGAAGGTGGGCGTTTGTCCACCTTTTGTTTTTAGAAATTATTATTATTTTATTTGTTTGGATTGTAATTTTTACTATCTTTGTGGCGTGTATTAAAAATTCAAGGTGATTATGAGTAGTAGATTTAAAAGTTTAGCTGATCTTGATGCTGCTTTTCCTACAGAAGAAAGTTGCGTAAGATTTTTGGAAGCCCTTAGATGGGAAGATTCTTATCCTATTTCTCCTTATAGTAGAGGAGCTAAGATTAGGATTCGTGGTAATGAGTATATTTGTTGCGATACAAATAAGGCTTTTGATGTAAAAACGAAAACTATCTTTTTTAAGACATCAATTCCGCTTATAAAGTGGTTTAAGGCTTTGTGGCTGGTTTTGTACGATGATACAATAAATTCTGTTGAAATGGGCAGAAAATTGGAAGTAACTCAAAAAACAGCTTGGGAGATGATGAGACGAATAAAATTTTGTTTAACTAATTCAAATTGTAAATGATATGATTAATAAGATTGAGTGTAAAGGTGTTCTGCAATTAGGCGGTATGTCGATTTCTTGCTATGTTCTTGAAAACGGAATGAGGGTTTTGTCGGGGAGAGGTATGCAAGAAATTTTAAGAATAACGGACGAAAAACAAGGTGGGACGAAATTGCCTACTTTTTTAAACAATTCTACAGTTAAGCCTTTTATTTTTAGAGATTTAGAGCCGGTACGATTTCAGCCTTTAGATTGCTATCTTGGGAATCAAAAGGTAAATGGATATGAAGCTACTGTGTTGGTGGATATTTGTGATGGAATGCTTGAAGCAAGAAAGCATATTGAATTGAGTGACAGACAAAAAATAATTGCAGATCAATGTGAAATTTTGGTTCGGTCTTTTGCCAAGGTTGGAATCATATCTTTGGTAGATGAAGCTACAGGTTATCAATATGACAGAGAGAGGTTTGAGCTTCAAAAAATCCTTAACGCCTATATATCGGACGAAATATTGAAATGGCAACTTACTTTTACAGATGATTTTTATAAAAATATATATCGTTTATGGGGGTTGCCATTTATCCCTAAATATATTAGAAACAAGCCTTCTTTTATTGGAAAGCTAACAAACAAATATATTTATGAATTGCTTCCGCAGGGTGTTGTAGATAGAATAAAAGAAAAAACGGGCAAAACTTCAAAGGGGAATTGGAAATATAAGTGGCATCAATCTTTGACACCAGAAATAGGGAGAGAACATTTGAAGAAGCAGATTATAGAAGTTACAACATTGATGTCTGTTTCTCAAACGAAAGAACAATTTGACGATCTGTTCCAATTGAAATACAAAACACCTCCTATTCAGTTACAGACAGAATTTGAAGAAAATTCAAAAGAAGAAATTTGTGATGAATTTGATTCTTCTATGAGTAAAATCATAAGGACTTCTTTTGAATCAAATAAAGAGAAAGGGAATGAGTAATTTTTTCAGAAAGCGGAATGAAAATTCCGCTTTTCTCTGTTTTATATGTATATTTGTGCGTATCAATCAATTAATCATAAAAACAAAGTATGGGAACAAAAGAAATTACAGTAAAAGGAAGAAAGTACGAGATTCAATTTCCTAATGTAGGACAGTATTACCAGATCGAAGTAAACAAACAAAGACTGGGGAAAGGGAGTTACAACTCATTGATTGGCAATCCTACTATTACAGCGCAGCGTGCGTTGGATATGATTGATGTTGAGGCAACTTTATCCGTTCTTTGTCCGCAGTTGGTTGCGGATTTGAAGGTAAAAAGTTTCTCGGAACTTGGATTGAAAGATTTTAAGGAGATCAGCGATATTTACATGAACGAGGTGTTCCCTTTCTTGAAAGAGGCTGAAAAAATACTTTCTTCTGTGGACTGATGAACCGGGAAGAATATAGGAATTTCGTCATAAAATGGAATAACACTTTCCCTATTGACAGGTGGTTTAGGAACAAGCACAATATTCCTTTTCTTTCGGAAGAACATAAGAAGTGTGATTTCTTTACTGAACTTATGGAGTTCGAAGAAGAAAAGGCATTTTATGAACTTAGTCAAGAAAAGAAAGAAAGAGAGGAAAAGACACAAGAATATATTCCCAATATCGGGGATTGGTTGAAAGCACCGGAAGGTGAAATTTCGGAACAAGATACTGCCTTCTATGAAGATCAGATGTTTAAGATGATAGAGATGGAGCAAAAGGCAAAAGAAAAAGGTAAGGAAAATGGCGGATAATGAAAAAAGACTTAGGGTGTCGGTAGATGTCTCTCAACTTAGGTCGGTCGGGAGAGATGTTGAGAATATGCAACGAAGAATAGTCGAAAACAATAACGACATTATTCGTCAGCAGAACGATGCGCTCAACCAACTTAGGGAACAATTGAACCTTTTGGGACAGCAAAATTCCGAAAAGGGTAGACAGACTGCAACACCCACACGTCCAGTTATCCAACCTACACCACAACCGGAAGGAGAAGATCAAGAAACTGCAACACCTACACGAAGGAGAAGAAAAAAGCAACCGGAAGCGGACATTTCGGGAGAAAGAGGTGAATCCTATCAAGATAGAGGCACGAGAGCTATCGACTTGTCAGCTTTGCTTGGTGTAAATCAAGAAGGTTTTCGTGATATTGTGGAAGCCATTTCTTCCGGTAATAGCGATTTGTCTGATATAACAAAGCAAATTCTTCAAAACGTGCAAGCAGGAGCACGCGCTTTAGAGGGGATACAAGAAGGTATTTTTTCCATTGATGAAACTCTATACAATCAAAGAGGAACTTCTTCTGTGGGCGGATCGGGAATACAGCCTATTCCAGTGCCCACACCATCACCAGTGCCAGCAAGAGAAGAAACACCTATTACAAGAGAAAGAAGGGAAAATGTACAAAGAGGAAGTGACAGAAGTACAGCTACTAACATTGCCACAAGAGTGATTTCCGGTGTTGGAGCTACATTTCAAAGTCCTGCTGCTATGGGTGGAGGACTTATATCTTCTTTGGGCGGAATTGTAGGAGAAGGACTTTCTTTGATACCTGGTGTGGGGGGATTTTTGGGTGGCGTAACCACTGCGGTCGCTAATGTCATGGCGGGTATTTTCACTACATCTGTTGAAAAGGCTATGGAAGCGCAAAAGAGAACCATACCTTATGCGCAGACAATGGGTGTTTCCGCAGGACAAGCCATGCGCACAGCCTTTGGAGAAGGTAGTTATGCCGCTGGTGCTCTTGGAATGAATGTAGGAGAGTATATTCAAAGACGTGCTGCGCTTATCCGTGCCGCTGGAGGAAAGGAAGAAACGGTTGCGCCCGTACCGGAAACACAAAGTTTGATGGCTGTACAGCGTTTATATGGACTTAGTGACCGTACTGTAATGGGAATGCAAGGGGCGATGCGTTTTGCCCGTACAGAGGAAGGACAAACTGCTTCTTCATCTGCTATTATCCGTTCGTTTGAACAGACAATGAAACAGCTTCAAATCCCTCTTAGCGAAATCGCTTCTACGATGGACGAAAGTATGACTACTTTTATTCGTTCTGCCGATGATATTCTTTCTCGTACAGGTGAAATAGATGCAGCAAGCATAGCTTCTATCATGCGTGCTGTTCGTTTGCAGACCGGAATGGAAGGTAGGCAATTGGAGCGTGTACAGCAGGCTTTTATGGGGCAAGGGATTTCACAAGATGATGTAACGCAAACTCTTTTGCTTCGTGCAACACAACAAGCCACAGGATTGACAAATCCTTCTGAAATTCTTGCAGCTATGGAAGATTTGTCAAGAGGTGAGGGGGATAAAAATATAATGAAGCGGTTTCTTGAATCATTGAAGGAAATATCGGGAGGAAGTCTTGAAATGCTTCGCCATTTGATGCGAGGGGCATTTACAAACCTTTCCTATACGGATATTAATAAGATTACTGGACAAGGGGATATTGACTTTGGAGAATTTTATAAGAAAGTGGATGAATCCAGGCAAGCACTTAGGGAACAGAATGACCCAACAAACAGGTATGAACCTACTGCTGCCGAAAGAACCGTTACGTCCGGCGAAAAGATGATGTCCACTTATGAAAACAGAATGATTGGAATTGGTGAAGCGAATATAGACAGATTGGGCAAGATACTGAATGCTATAAATGCTATGTACACTGCTACAGCTAATTTTCCTACAGCGTTGGAAAAATTTATATTAGAAAATAAAGAAAAAATTAAGGATGGTGGCATGGATTTATTATCATCCGCACCATATGGAATTGGCATGATTCCAGCAGCATTATATAAGATAGGGTTGAAAGAATTGGTTAAATCTTTAGCTTCGGAGGACAATAAATAATGGCAAAAAAAGATAACAGCAAAACAAGCGTACCACCAATATACCCACTTCCGGCGTATAAATACTCCACTATACAGGATTTTATTGATATATGGCAAAAGGTTATTCCTACTGGGAAGAAAAAATATACTCCATCTGATTTATTGAAGGTAAAGAACGAAAAGGGGGTTTCTAATCTTGATATTATTTGGGGAACTTATGACAAAGAGGAACAAGCGAAATATAAAAGTGATTATGATTCCGGTACGCTGCCTTATGTAAAGCAAGGAACAACTTTGTTCTGCCCGAAAGATGATACGCCATTATCCCTTACAAAAGCCGCAAAAGAAGGCCAATTTGTGTCGCAAGGAAGTTTTAAGGCTTATTGGGGAGAAAACTATGAAAGCCTGATAAGTGATGAAGAATATTTGCCTGACACAAGCGTTACATCTTCTCTGAAAGGAACAGGGATAAACGCTAAGATAATTTCCATGAACGTAAGGGTATGGGTATATATCAAGGCTTTGGATAAGGTTATGGATTTGTCCCCTTATGTTTTGCAGGTAGTAACGACAAAATCGAAACAGACGGGAGAATTTACCGTTTTACTATCACCTTTTTATGCTAATGAAAGTTCTTTTGCTTTTGGAGAATCTATTGTAGAACAGTTTAATCTTGTTTCCAATGAGGGAGCGCAAGTCAAATCTTTTCAAGAAAAGTTTATCCAGAATAACGATATAGTCTTTATCCGGTTCGAACGTTTGAAAAAGGAAAAATCAACAGGAGATTTGGATTTAGGAAAGCAAGTGAACTTGGAGATTCCTGTTTCTAAAATAGCCAAAAACAATATTTGGGATATGATAGGATTTGTGGACACTTGCACATCTTCTTTTGAAGCACAGGGAAACGTAAAATCCATCACAATAGAAGGAAGGGATATAAGCAAACTCTTTATGGAGGACGGGTGCTATTTCATTCCTTTATTGAATGCTACTGATACCTTTTCTCATTGGTACGAAATGAGTGAGGATAGTATTTGGTTTAAAAGGAATGTCCTTACAGGGGCTTTTTCAAATCTTTTATGGTCATACGCAGAAAAGCCTATACGGGAGTGTCTATGGTTTATTGTAAATGTCATGTCAACGATAGGAATAGCCAAAAACAGCGTTTTTGATTCCTGGCAAGACAAAAGAACAGAAGGATATGATATTGGAGCAAAAGAAAAACGTCCTGTTAACGGTGTTTGGCAGATAGTAAAAGTATTTGTGGAGGATATTCTCGAAAAAAGGGTTCTTATTGATTCTTCCATTGCCAATCCGAACGGTACGTTATTGGAGTATATGACGAGGGTATGTCAGTTTCCTTTGGTGGAATTTTACTTTGATACCTACGTTAATACGATAGATGTGGTTGTAAGACAACCTCCATTCAATAAAGATGCTATTTTGGGAGCTTATAAGAATGGGCAGTATGTGACGATTGCTTCCGACAATTTACAAGGATATGATTTGTCTTATGATACAAGAAGCTATTCTTGGTATCAGCTAAGAGTAATGGATAATCATGCTGGGCAAAGGAATACGACAAGTCTTGCTTTTGTTCCTATTGTGTATTTGGATGATTATGCCGAAGTGTTTGGTAACAAGAAAATGTCCTTTACAGATCAGTATTTGAACTACAAGGAAACGGACGGAGTGAACAAGACGCAGACACTTGCTAACTTTCAAGAAGCTGCGTTAAATGATCTTATATACATTATAGAATCAACAGCTTATCTTCCTTTTACGAGAACAGGTACGATTACGATAAATGGGGATAGAAGAATAAAGGTCGGTACATTTGTTTACTTTGAACCGACAAATGAATTTTTTTATGTGTCCTCTGTGGTCAACAATGTTTCTTTCTTGGATGGGAATTTGCAAAGACAGACTATTATGCAAGTGGAAAGAGGTATGTACGTTCCTATTCTTTCCAATTCTTTCTCTTCTGTAAAGAATAGACAGGATAACGCAGGGGAAGAAAGTAAGGATGTGAAACCGGATTATTTCAAATTGGTTGATTTGACGGAAATGAAAAATGCAGCTAAAGTGGCTCAAAAAGACCAGATCGCTACGCTTGTTTCTCCAAAGGTGGATAGAAAACAATTTGAATATTTTCTTAATCGTAAGATGTTTAGTTGAGTATGGCGGGAGGAAAAGTAAGAAAATTGAATGCGTCACCCGAAGCGATTTCATTCGGGTTCATAGTTATTCCTAATGGAGTGGACAGGGATTTGTATGTGGAAACCTGTTTAAGGAGAGGTCGTGTTTCGGTCATGGGAAATGGGGGAGCTTTCTTTCGGGATATTTATATTACAAACGAAGTTTTGGCTAATATCGAGTTCCCGGAGAAAGAAAATGAACAAGGGTCGGCAGTAGTGATAGCAAGTAATCCGTATGACGGTATTCCTATTGTGATAGGGAGTTATCCGAGAAACGACCAATCTCCTATGTGGAAAGAGAACACATTCCAGTTTAGAAAGACAGTAGGGAATGTGACCGCATCCTTATCTGTTGATCCGGCTAATAATGCAGTAATTGTTTCAATTAATTCTCCCGAAAAAGCATCCGTAAAGGTTCTTGCTACAGGTTCGGAAGAATCGGAAGTGAATGTTGAATCCACTGGAAGCGTGAATGTAACCGGAGGAACAAATGTTTCCGTAAAGGGATATACGCAGATAGAAGCAAAGGTTGTGAATCCAGAAAAACCGGAAGAAGAGGAAAGAAAAGTTTCTATGGATTTGGAAAAGGTTTATTTCCATTGGAAAACGGAGGAAATGGAGCAATCTTTACAAGTGGATAACACAGGTGTTGCTGTGAAGATTGGGGAAGATGTACAAAGTACAATAACTAAAGAACAATTAGATTTAAAGACAGGAGAATCCACTTTGAAAATGAATAATGATATAATTGAGTTCAATGGTGGAGGACTGAAAGGATTGGTGGAATTGGATAATCTTACAAGTAAATTGAATGGTTTTGTAAGTACGTTTAATTCCCATACTCACAATGTCCCGGCAGGTTCATTTCTTGTTGGTGCAACGGCTGGTGTGCCAAGCCCCGCTCCTGTTCCTGTTACATCTCCTATGCAATCGGCACAAAGTTTCGTTGCTTCTGATTATGAGAATGAAAAAATAACACAGGGATAGTGTGTTACAAGAAAAAGTTTGTACTTTTGAGAAACAATTTAAACACTTATAGCCGTGGCAGTTTTGGATTCAGTAGTTAAGACAGCAAAATCAACGCTTAAAAATTTGGGACGTTCCATGATGGCAACGCAATTCCCGAATGATTTTGAGGTGTATATGTGCTCTTTGGAATTGGCAGATTCTAAGGATAATACGATTGATGTCTTCACTTTTCCTATTAGCCCGGAAAGTATTGACAAGAGCGAACCGAAAAGAACGACTGTGGTTAATACGGCAGGTGGCGTTACTGTCTTGACTTCTCCGGTATTTATGCCGCAATCCATATCCATAAAAGGGAATTTTGGACGGACATTCAAGATTCTTTTATCCGGTTCAGATAGCGTTTCTTTAACCGGTGCGGCTTTCAGTATAGCAGCAGGAAAACGTTATCTTTACCAATTGCAAGGGAAAAGTACAAGTTCACTTACAATGCCTTCTTTTAATGCTGGCATAAAAACCGGATATGGTTGTATTAAGATATTACAGTCTATTATAGACAAAAGTAACGGGGTGGATGAATTGGGCTTTCCTATGAAGTTGTATTTTTATAATATGGCATTAGGAGAAAGCTATTTGGTTACTATCCCGCCAAGAGGGGTAACGTTCAGTCAGAATATTTCTAAAAATATGATATGGGAATATAATCTTGAAATGACGGTTATAGCTCCTTTGGAGGCTGTTTCCGCAACGAAAGGAGCTAAGAGTTCCCTTGTATCAATGTGTTCCTCTAATGTCATACAAAAGGGGATAAATGAGTTTGCAAGTTCACTTTCAAAAGGATTATTGGGCAATGGTTGAAGATATGTTCGATAAATTTTTCAGAATAACCGGGTACGATATAAAGTCCTACTTTCAGAAGTTTGTGGATTTTTGTACCAACGATTATCCTTTGATTGCTGACTATTATAGTAATGGTGGTGAGCTTGATAAGGATTCTTTTTTGCGTTTGGTTGAGTTGGTAAGAGAATCCGAAACGATTGAACCTCTATTTATCTTACATGAGAATACTTTGGATGATATTTCCATGTGGGAGACATTGGATAATTTTACAGAAACGCAAACCAAACTTTCTACTATAAAAAGTTCTGCAAGGTGGCTTCGTAGCTCTTCTTTGGAGAGAAACAATACTTTGCAGCTTGAAAAACATTTGAGAACGGGAGAGCGGTTTGAAGATGTGGCAAGACAACTTAATAGTGAAAACCCGGAAGATGATTGGATGAATATTACAATTCCTCAATATATAGAGGAAACTGATTATTCATTTACCGATGGTGGAGGTATTTTTTATGTCAATCTTAAAAATATTGGTAACAATTATCTTGACACGGTAGTAGACGTATTGGTAGGCGACAATATATTGGGACGGGATATTGACCTTAATTTTGTGTTTGAAAATGACGATTTGAAGATAGTGGTAGGAGATGATGCTATACGGCAAGCTCTTGATGCCATCTTGTCTGCACAAAAGGGTGCAATACCTGAATTTAAGGATTATGGTATTGCGAATGAATTTATCGGTACAACAGTAAACGCTATTCAATATCCGTCTATTTTCAAAAATGTTATGAATATGTTCCAAAGAGATTCAAGATGGGATTCTGTGGAATTGATAGATGTAAAAAGAGAGGAAGATGCCGTGTTCCTTTCTTTGCAATGTAAGACGGTGACAAAGAAAGATTATTTAGTAAATATTCCTATATAATTGATATTCAGATGATTACAAAAACCAGTGCAACGATAACAAATCTAAAGAATCTCTTTATAGAGATGTTTTTAGATAAGACAGTCAAAGTAAGCAATGTGGCTGACGGTTCGGTTGTGAATGCTACAGCATTTGGAGTGGCGAAGGTTGCTCAAAAGGCGATGAAGGATATCGCCATAAAGGAAGCGCAGATATTTCCAGATACAGCCACAGGTGCTTATTTGGATAAGGCTGCCGCTTTGTATGGTGTAAGTCCTCGTAAGGGTGCTTTGGGTTCTTCGACATATATAAGGGTATCTGCTGATCCAGGTACGGTATATGATACGTCTGTTACTTTCGTAAACAAGAACGGTATTCGTTTTCAGGTTGATGAAGCGTTGACAGTTGGAGAAAGTGGTTATGGGTACGTGAAAGTGAGAAGCGTTAATGCAGGATACTCAACGAATGTACCGCCTAACAGCATTACGAATGTTTCTCCGCAGCCACAAGGACATATTGAGTGCACGAACGAATATTACGCTATCGGAGGTCGTGATAGTGAGGATGATGAAACATTTAGAATCCGTATCAAGAACAATCTGAATATCCTTAGCAAGAATACAATAGAATACTGGACACAGACACTTAACAATATAGATGATCGTGTTTTAAAAGTAATGACAGCCGGATTGGACGAAAAGGGGATATACAATCTTTATATCGTTTCACAGAACGGAATTTTCTTTACAGAGGAAGAACTTGATACGCTTCTTGAAAGTGTACAGGGTTATTTTGGAATTTCTGAATTGAATATTGAGGGAAAGGCAGTTGGTATAGGTATTAAGAATATTGATTGGTTCTATGTAGGTTCAGAAAGAGGATTGGATTTCCGTGTACAGCTTCAACCAGATTATGATGTTGCTACTGTTCGTCAGAATATACAGATAAATCTTACAAAATATCTTGATTTCCGTTTTTGGACACCGGGTAAAATTGTGGAATGGGACGATTTGCTGGATATTGTAAAAAAGACCGATGGCGTGAAATACGTGCCGGACGAGTATTTCTTTCCGTATTACGACCAGCAAGTTCCTGCAAACCAGCTTCCTCGTATTAGAGGGTTTGTGATGCGCGATCAAGACGGAAATGTTTTGTATGATTCTGACAGCAATCTTTCGCCGTTGTTTTATCCGGCTGAACCGGAAGATTTATTTGTAGGCATCAACCATAGTTCATTGAACCTTTATCAAGAGGTTTATTTCAATGTGACAGATTCGGAAGGTGGCACTGTGGAAGGTGCAAATATTTCTATAGGAAATAATGCTGTTATAACAAATGACAATGGGCAAGCTATTATCCAACTTGCAAACGGACAGTATGAATATATTGTTTCCGCTTCGGGATATATCCCCGTAGAAGGAATGTTTGTAGTGTTGAACGGTAGTGTTTCCATTGATGTACAAATGGTTTTAGCTCCTTATACGGTCACTTTCCATGTGACGGACGAAAAGGGAGGGGTTGTTCCTTATGCAAATGTAATGATGGATAACAGAATCACCATTACCAATTTGCAAGGTGTGGCTTCTTTGCTCGCAAGGAATGGGAACTATCCCTACACTATTGAAAAGTTGGGATATGATGAGTATTCTGGCAGTGTAGTTGTGGATGGTAGAGATAAAGAAGTATATCCTGAATTGGAATTTAAGGTATGGACGATTACTGTCATTGTAAAGGATAAGGAAAATCAGCTTATACCGAATGCCATTGTAAAGGTGAACAATGGAGAATATCTTACGAACCAGCATGGAGAGGCGGAAATACCACTTGTAAATGGTGAATATCCTGTAATAATTGAAAAGACAGGGTATGATACTTTACAGGGGGAAATTAAGGTCAACAACCAGAATGCGGACGTTACCTTTGAGATGGATTTCTTTTTATACAATGTGGAATTTAATATTTCGCAGGTAAATCAGGGGAATCCGGCAGAAGGAGCTACAATCAAAATAGAAGGACAGCCGGGAGTATTGAATGTAAACGGTTCTGAACAAGCTACTATAAAATTAAAGAGTGGAAATTACAGCTACACCGTGCAGAAAAAGGGATATGATGATTTGACCGGATCGCTCAACGTAGAAGGACAGGATACATTTATTCAAAGAACCCTTGTATTGAAACATTATAATGTGGCTATCACTGTTCTTGACAGTGATAACAGTAGTCCGGTACAAGGAGCAGCAGTAAATATCAATGGTTCTCCTTATCCTACAAATGAAAGAGGGCAAGCTGTTGTAAGCCTTCAAAACGGGACATATCCTTATACCGTAACAAAGTCGGGATATTATGACGGCAGTTCTTCGGTTACTGTTCTTGACAGTGATAACAGTAGTGTAATAAGTTTAAAGGCAAGACTTTACAATGTCATAATGACGGTAAAAAATCCATCGAAAGAACCTATTAAGGGGGCTACAGTGGAGATAAATGCAACGTCTTATCAGACACAGGATAATGGTGAGGTGTCCTTGCAGTTAAAAAATGGTACATATCCGTTTACGGTGGTTGCCAATGGTATGGACGATTATTTAGGCGAGCTGGAAGTTGTAAGTGCAGATATTCCGTCTTTTCCTGTAAATATGGAGTACAAGAAATACGATATTGTATTTACTGTACAGACAGATGAAGGTGTTACAATTGAAAACGCTAATATTCATATCAACGAAAAGGACTATCAGACTTCGCAGGGTGGTTTGGTAACGGTTCGTCTTTCTGACGGTCAGTATCCTTATACGGTAACGAAGGAAGGTTATGTTCAGACACAAGGTAATGTGGAAGTTTCCGGTAGCAACAAGAACGTATTAGCTCAACTTACCCCTATATCATATAATATTACGTTTGTAGTAAAAGATAACATGGTTTCGCCCAATCTTTTGCAAGGAGTGTCTATTGATATTTCAGGCAGAGAAGGGAGTATCATAACAGAAACAAACGGAGAAGCCACCGTAAAACTGAAAGCAGGGCGATACACGGCTACATTCCAAAAAGAAGGTTATAAGGGGGAAGAACTGTCTTTCGAAGTAACAAAAGAAGAAACGTTTACACAGATTTTAAAGAAGATATGGAATCTTACCTTTAAAGTGACCACCGCAGGAAAATCAGGCTTAAAAGATGTGACCGTCAGTGTAAGTGGAGCGGCCATATTAAGTGGAAATACTGTAAGTCTTAAAACAAAAGATGATGGAACAACTGATCCTGTGCAGGCAATAAACGGTGCTTATGATTGGAATGCGTCACTCACAGGATATTCGCCGGAAGAAGGAGTGGGAAGTGTTCAGGATGCCGATCAGGAGAAAGTGATAGAATTGACTTATGGATTTGAAACAACGTTTACAACTTCACCAGCCACACAAGGCGTTGTAATTTATATTGACGGTTTCGAGAGGATTGTAACGGGTCAAGATGGGACAGCAAAGATAAATTTGTCTACAGGGGTTCATAACTATACTTTCACTAAAACAGGTACTATTGGTGGTTCCGGCAGCGTAACAATTGAAGAAGCTGAAAAAAGTGTAGAACTTACACTTATAGCAGGAGCATCTGTTACTTTTCATACCAAAGTAGGAAATTCCAATTTGGGAAATGTAAAGATTATTGTAAGTGATGATGATGCAAGGGTACTTCCTGAAACGATCGTAACAAACGACCAAGGAAATGCAGTGATTATACTTCCTTCTGGAAATTACAAATATCAGATTCCTACTACAAGTACGGATAATCCTAATCTGGTGGAAGTGCCAAGCGGAACATTTAGTGTGGCAACTGCCGCAAGCACCATTGAATTGGATTTGGCTGATTATGTAAAATACAATGTTACTTTCCAGACTGTTCCATCCACACAAGATGTAGCTATAAGTTTTGCCAAGGCAGAATCTCCAGACACACCTGTTGCAAGTGGAGCTACTGCTTCTAACGGCATTCTTACTTTGACTTACAAGAACGGACAGTATATCTATACAGCAAAGAAATCCAGTTATAAAGATGTAACAGGTGAATTTACAATTGCAGGTGGAGATCAGAACATAACGGTCGAGATGCTTCAAACTTCAACGGTTACATTTACTGTAAAAAGTCAAAATGATAGTTCTCCTATTGAGAACGCTGTCGTTGAAATGGTGGATCAAAGCGATTCATCTAACAAATACAAAGGGACGACCAATTCGTCTGGTGTGGCTACTATGACGTTTAATGGCGGAGAGTTTGAATGGTCGCAAGACAGTGACGCGGACTTTTCCGGCTGCCCTGTATTCAAAGAGGATGAGAATTATCTTTCCCCAGACAATATTACAACAGATCAAATAAAAACTTATTTCCCCAATGGTGTAGTTGTTTCCCCGATAACAGTTAAACACAATGAAAGTGACCCCAGTCAAGTCGTTTCTTTCGCTTATATGTATAGCAGCCAAAAAATAAACGGTTGGAAAGGAAGTTGGGATGAAACAAAAAAGAATTTCACCTTAACGAGTGTAATCAAAGAATCAACACCCACACTTACAGAGGGTTATATTTTGTTTAATGTGGATGCTGGATTTTTGATGGTAGCACTTGGACTTCTTACATTCGGAACAGGAGGAACGGTGGATTACCATAAGTCTTTAGATTTTGGTTTCAAGGTAAGTGGCGTGCCGTCCAATTTGAAGATAGTCGTAAACTATGGTTCTGCAAATGAAGAATTTGCAGCGGAAATGGAGAATGATGTAATTCAAAGATTTCAGCTTTCTGACCTTTTATTGGAAGAAACAATGACTAATTCGACTTTATGGCAAGTAGCCGTACAATCTTCTGACGGAAGCACATTATCTACAGATGATTTGAAAAATCTGAATATTACATTTTCTTTTTATGGAAAGAAGGCAAAAAGTTCGGATATTCCAGTTAACAAGGTTCTTTATGGGAACTATGATTATACAGTTACCCCACCTTCTCCTTTGGAAACACAATCAGGCGCGTTGAATGTAAATGCGCCTGCCATCAACAAAGAAATTTTGATTGTAAATAATGTAAATGTAACATTTAAGGTAACTTCAAAACAGCCTTCACTTATTCGTCCTCAAATAGGTGATTTTGTATATGGTGATAAAACATGGTCAACTGAATTGGACAGTACTAAAACTTGTGTCGGTGTCATTACTGATGTAAGAAGCAAGGATTTTGACTTCATAGGTTTGGAAAATCTGACTGCCAGTTTTTGGACAAATTCATTAGGCATTATTCCTAATGTAGTCACCGAAACAAACGAATCTTTAGCCATGTGTGACTTCGCAGGTAAGACAAATTCTCAAAGCATCATATTAGCGAAACCAACGGAAAGCACGGCGGCACATCAGTGCGCAGCTTATTCTACAGAAGGATTTGGAGCGGGTTCTTGGTTTTTGCCTTCTTGTGGGCAGTGGAATGTAGCCCGAATAAATAAAACCATTATAAATAGCTCAATAAGCATAGCAGGTGGAGCTAATGTTGGTAGTGCTATATTCTGGACTTCAACACAATATAACGAACAGGTCGCTTGGGGTGCTTATTGGAATGACCCTGCATCCAGTAGTTATACTAAAACCAATCCTTGCAAATCTCGTCCTTTCTGTACCTATGAATACAATCCTGTTCCAAACGGTGTATATATTTACGATAAAGATAATAATCGTTACACAAAAGAAGAATGGGTATCATCTGGTAAAGGAGTGTCTGCTGTATGTGGTATAGGCATTTCAACCGATACCAATTCGTTCATGGTATCGACAGCCATAAGTGCCCAAAGCTATCCTTTTGGTGGGCGAGACACTTTGATTCCCAATGTACCGTTGTTAAGTTCTGATATACCAATCTCAAACTTAAGTAAAGCAACACATGGGTTTATTTACACTGATGCGATAATATCTGCTTTAGGAATTGACAACGCACTTGCGGCAAAATATGCTAAGACATATGCGTTTGGGAATGGACAAAGTGGTTATTTACCTTCATTTGGTGAGGTAAATATTTTGTATTCTTACAAAACACAAGTGGAAGAGATTTTGCGCATGTTGGGTCTTTCTTTATGGGGGAGCCAATATATTCAAACATGTACCCAGTTTGGGCCTACTAATAACGCGGCTCTTTATTGGCAAGATGGAAAATCTCTTCAACCAGTTAAAAATAGCAGTTTTATAGTTTTGCCTTTTACCCTTCTTCCTTTGCCTAATCCAGCAATTCCTATCGAGAACGCTCTTGTAAAAATGACATCTGCATCAAACAATTATCAGCAGAATACAAACAGCAATGGAGAAGCTGTTATTTCTGCTGCATTAGGTGTTGATTATGATTATGAGGTCAGTGCTGATGGTTATGCAACGCAGAATGGGAAAGTCGGTGTATTAAATGAAGCGAAAACAATTGAGGTTACTTTGCAACCTGCAAGTGAGCTTACAGTAGTTGTCCATAGGAACACATTAGACGGGGCAACTGACATTTCCGGCGTACAGGTTGTTGTGACTGAAAATAAGGAAGGAGGGGTGCAGATGGCTTCCGGTACAACTTCACAAAACGGGACAGTCGTTTTATTTGTACCGGACGGAAGCTATAAAGTAGCTTTTTTTAAAGATGGATTTGAAAGCAAAGAGGAAACGGTTGAAGTAAGCGGGAAAACTGCGCTTAACACCTTCCTTTTGCAGATATACAGTTATATTAATGTTCAGGTAAGAAGAGTTGGTTCGATAAACTTTTTACCTTCTATATTGGAATTGAGACAGTCTGATGGAACAACCGTTTTGCAAACAGCTAATATAGGTGGAAATGGTTCTGGTAACTTTACAAACCTTGTTTATGGCAAGTATGTCCTGTATGTTGCAGAAAGCAACAACGCAAAAGAAATGAGACAGGAAATAACTGTAAACAGTGAAGGAATGCAAATACAAATGAATCTTATCCCTCTTTATGATCTGGTTGTAAAGGTATTGCCTTCTGGCGGTAACGTTACTTTCACTGGTTCGGATGGTGTTCAAAAACAGGCTTCGACAAATGTTTCAAACAATGCAGCGTTTTACAAGATTCCTGTTGGAAATTATTCTATTAATGTTACAGGAGATGCCGGGTTTGAACCTATCAATACAACAGGCGTAATTGAACAAACAGCCGATCAAACTGTGAATCTGGAATACACCCTAACTAAACTGAACAAGTTGGTGCAGATAACAAGTAACCAATCCTCTTACCAATTAGATACATCATACAAATACGTTTCAATGTTACTTGTAGGAAGGGGAGGAAGATGTAGCATTGCTTGGGATAACTGGAACAGCTTTAGAATGCAAGGTGGAACAACGGGACTTCTTATGTACATTCCCAATATACTAGTATCTGATACAGCGAATATCGCAATATCAATCATTTTCGCTACAGCACCCAATAACGGTTCATGGACGATAGGTACACAAATGGGAATAAATATTGGTGGTAGCGATTATACTGTGACAGCTTACAACGGGCGATTAACGCCAGCACAAGACACGGTATGCAATCCTCCTTCTATGTTGGCTGGCAAATACAGCATATACAGCGGCAAAAGTTCAGGTGGCGTATGTACACATGTAGGTTCTAATTATTATGTCACAGGAAGCTATGGAAGCCAGAATGCAGACGAGCTGCTTACAACAAATGGCAGCTATGGATATATGCAGCCAAGCGGTGCGGAAGGTGGAGACGGAACTTATGGATATAGCACACCAAGGGGAGAAAATTTTGCAGATACAACCAATCCTATCACGTCCAGTATTTCTATTCCTGTACAGTCCATTTTTGGAGGAACAAGTGAAGGAAGAGCTGGGTATTTAAATACGAACAGTGGTTTAAGAACCGGCGCGGCATGTTGGGGAGGTGCAGGATATGGCGATTCGGATGAAACTATTGTCGGTACGGTACGAACGGCAGGGTATGGTTCTGGACAATGCGCTAATCCGGCAGACGTTGATGCAGGCAACACCAACGTTGAAGGTAGCGGAATTGTTTGTCTATATTATCACGATGATCCGTTAGCTCTTTGATACTCAAAAGGGAGAGTGTCTTTTACTCTCCCTTCATTTGTTTTTAAATTGGGATGTAGTGGTAATACAAACAAACGATACCGTCACCTTCATCATATAAATCAGTTGAAGATGAAGATGTTTTGAAAGCCGTGCCACCAGCACCATACCCGGCTTTGCCGTTCATATTGCCGTCTCCATATCCGCCAGCACCGCCAGCCTTACAGTTGGTGACCGTATCAAAATAGCTTCCTGCACCTTCTCCCGTGCCCCCAAAAATGGATTGTACAGGGATAACAGAATTAGCTTTTAGTCCTGAATTGTATTCAGGGCCTTGATTACCATATCTACCGTCTCCACCTGATCCACCATACTTTGTTCCTGAACTTACAGATTCGTCATATTGTCCATTACCATAACTTCCGCCTGCTCCGGCAACTAAACCAGGTGCCGCAAGACCTCCTTCATTCCTGCCATAAACAAACACTGAACTATTTTCTTCACCATTCACTTTGAAAGACCAATATGTATCTCTATGCTCTTGTCCATTTTTTTGATCACCCAAAAATACTTCATATACGAAGCTATGGTATGTAAATTTCACATAAAGTCCTGTGCCGTTTGATGTTGATTCTCTGAAAGATATAGTGTTAAATCCCCACATCCCGGTTACAGATGAACCTATCTCAAAATTTTTATGATAGGCAACAATTGCACTATCTCCACCCATACATCCTCCATGCCAATCAGGTACATTTGGAGCATTGTCGGTATCTTTGCCATATCCTCCCCTTCCTACAAGTAACATTGAAACGTATTTGTATGATGTATCTAATTGGTAAGAGGATTGGTAAAAGAAAAAAAGAAAGAAGTGCAAGTTTATCATGTTTGTTGAGAAAAGATTATCTTTGTGATGAGTATATACTTTGTTTTTAAACGTTTAAAAATCATTGCAATGGAAATTATAAAGAGAACAGTAACAGCTAATTCCAATAAGCTGATAACCACTAACGGCGAAGCCGCGCCTTCTTTAATCAGTAGTGCATGGAATTTTGCTACAATTGAAGAAAATATTGTGCTGATTGACCAAAACGGACAAGAAGTTCCGTTTGTAATCATTCCTCTTTCCGAAGGGGCAATTAAGGTAATCCTTTCAGGTGGAATGGAATATACCATTTCGGAAGCGGAAGTAAGTGCAAATCTGGGAATGCCGCTTATGTATATGGTTCAGAAGATTCTGAAAGACGGAACAACGGCAACTTCTTTGAGTATAGGTATCTAAAGGAAAGGAATCAGCAATGAATTTAATAGGAAATATAAATGCAATTCCTTTTAGGAGATTCAGGGGAGGAGGCGGAGTAGCTCCTTTCCCATCTATACCTGGTATGATTGCAAGATATTCCGCTTCCGGTCTTACTAATGAGCAGATGAAAGAAAATCCTGTATGGGTAGATAAGACAGGTAATGGACATGACTTGCAAATGAAGAACTTCCTTTGGGGTGAAATGTCTGGAGTAGGTGGATATAATCAAAATTTTAATCAATGGGGTTATGGTAATTTGTCTACAGCCACACAAACTCATACTTCTTATAAAATAGAGTTGAGCGTACCATCTACACTTAAAACAGCAAATATTTATTCAAATGCTAATTCTATAGGAAAAGAAGGAGATGTCTATGATTTTACTTTAAATATAGTAGGCTTAAAGGATGGTGCATTGCTGCGTATAACCAAAGGTGTTGCTTCTGGTGTTATCGAGAGGATAGAAAAAGATGGCATTTATAAGATATATCAGCCTATTGAAGCAGGTTGGGATCAATCTCGAATTTATATTTTCATAAGCAATCCAAACTCGATTGACCTTAATATTACCATCGAACAACTACCCATCTACCCCGGCGCACTTGTCTTTGATGGAGTAGACGATTACGGTACCTGTAATAACTTCCCTATTCTGACTAAGGAAAAGGGATATACGGTTGTGGCGTTGAGACAGTGGATTTCAATGGATGAAGGAATATTTGGATTAGTATCTAATGTAAAAAATTGGTTCAATGATGGTGCTTTCGTTTTAGAATACAACAGTAATAATGCAACTAATAAGTTTATTAATAGATCTATATCTTTCGGAAATGTTAATATAGAGATGGATTTGCCAAATAATTTTACCTATCAAACATCTAAAAGTTATAAAGGAGTACCTATAACAACAGGTTCTTTTAAAGGGACAAACTCGCTTTTTGTTGGAAAATTAAATAACATCATCGGAAATTGTTCTAATGTCGCTATCTGGGAACTTGTATTTCTCGACCACGATGCCACCGAAGAAGAACTGACCAAGATCAAAGACTACTTCGTCAAAACCTATCCCTGGCTCTTCCCTGATCAAGCATGGACAGTCACCGGCAAAACCAACGAGGACGAAGATCGTGCTACTATTGCCAACATTACGGGCAATGGTAATGATCTTGTGCTGTCTAATTTTAGGTTTGCAGAAGGGAGTGGGTATGGGTTGTATGAGACGAACTTTATGAATTGGGTTGATTCTCATAGAGCAACCTTTACAAGAACGTCTTCTAAGATAAATGTCACAGCTGTGCTGAAAGAAGAATATGCTACATTTACGTATTCTACAGAATCCCGCTTAAAACAAAGAATTAAAGTGACAGGATTGCCGGAAGGTGTTAGCCTCATATTAGGAAGAACAAATTTCGTATTTTATACAATAGCGCAAGATGGTATCTATGACATAGATGTGACAGATGATTCTGGATCATCTTCACCTATTATTGGATATAGAATAAATAAGATTTTAGATTCATGCGACATTACTATAGAGCAAATCCCCGAATACGAAGGCTACTTAGTGACTGACGGGGTGGATGATAAGATAACTTCGTCTGCTTTTACTTTGGATAAGAAATTTACTGTTGTAGGAGAATGGGAATTTCTGAACAATGTTAACGTGGCAGCCGGAATAGTCAAACCAAATTCCTTCTTTGTTTATAATGCTGTTACAGGAACTCAGTTGTTCTTAAATTCTACTATGAAAGTGAAAAATTACCCTACAAAATCATTGAAAGCATTTTGTTCTGACGGTAGAGTTTATGATAGCAATTGGGTAGAATACTTACAAAGGGAAGAACAAACAATTGAATCAAGTGTTGGTCCACTAAACATTGGAATTAATGGCGATAAATATGCTCAATTGGTTCTAAAGAATATTGCTTTCTTTAATGGCAAATACCTATCCAAAGAAGATATGATAAAAGCCTACATCTATTTACAAACCCTAAAAGCAAAATAATTATGACATACGCAATAGTAGATTTATTATGGGCAAAATCACATGGTATTGAAATACTGCCCGAAATGAGAACAAGTATAGATCAGAGTAAAGTTATTCTACATGAAGAAATGTTAGTACCTTTCGAAGATGAATCATTTCCAAGATATTCATTTAGTGATCCAACTTTTATTGAATTGTTAAATAGTGAAGAGTGGACTAGTACAGAAGAAGAACCTGTAATTAATAGAGACTTTAGTCGTATCTTAGTTTTGAATGTTCTTAATGAAGAGATTACTAAAGAAATCAATACATATGATCTTACTCCCGGTGAAGCATTACAAGTTAAAGATCATTATCCTGAATGGATTACAGGTATCACTGTTAAAGTAGGAGAAAGATATTTATCTGATAATATTCTTTGGGAATGTATAAAAGAACATACTACTCAAGATAATTGGAAACCTTCTATGGCTACCGCAAGCTTATGGAAAGTAGTGGATGAAGAACATGCAGGTACTATAGATGATCCTATTGTTTACATTCCACCTATGGAAATATTCAAAGACAAATACTATATCCAAAATGGTGTAAAATATAAATGTACAAGAAATAGTGAACAACCTCTTACACATGATTTGTCAGCTCTTGTTGGATTGTATGTTGAGAAAGTTTAATTATCAATAAGTTAAGGATGTCACAGGAAATTTACAATAAAACCGTGTTCAAACGGTTCTTTGAAGAAAATGATCCTGCTGTAATGGAATGGGCGGAGAATGTACTTGAAAAGGTATCTTCTCCCGGCATTCTTCCTACTTTTATAAAGAAGGACGGAGAGGATTTTAAGGCGTATTGGGAAACAGTCTGTCATATCTTTGCGCTTGTTGTCTTGTATGCAAAGCAATATAACGAGATTGACACGAACAAGATTCTGTTTGAACTTTTTATTGAAAACAGAGGACTTGTGACAGATGAAGTGGACACACTCGAACAGATGAAATATCTGTTCAACAATTATGTGAAGGAATATAGAAAAAGAGGAACACTTGATATTGTAAACAAGGAAGGCACGATACTTGGGGAGCTTCTCCGTCTTATTAGATACAAGACGGAGGATGAGTTTATATTTGCCCTTTTGATGTCTCGTGATACTGGATGGACAATGGGACATAGCTCTCCTACATGGAACAGGACAGACACGGTTCTGAATGTTACAAAAGGGTATGAGACAACGGAAAGCGTAAAAGATTTGAATGCTTATCCACTTGTGAATCCTACAGGTGTTGTTATTGTGGATGATATAGACAACGATGGTAACCCTATACAGGCAATGACTTTCGTTGGAAATGTTTTGGTGGGTATTTCTTCTGAAATTGACAAAACGAAGCTCCTTCCTATTTCCGAGAATCTTACTTATCAGATTTCTTTCAAAGCAAAGGTTTCTTCGACAAGTAGCCAAAATTTGAAATTCGGTGTGGAAGTGTTTGACGAAGCTATCCAACCTATGGTATGCAAAGAATCTTACGGAAGTGTGGAGAGCAATAATTTTGTTTCAGACAGCAAAGGAATCCTGGAGCTTCCTGTAGCCGGAGTGTATTATGAATGTCGTGCAATTCTTTCAAGAAAGAACAGGGCGTATGAAAAGCAGTTGGAGCTTAACTTCCCGAAAGGGAGGGGTCTCCAAATGAAGGGTGGAATGAAATTCTTGTCATTAAACCTTACACAAGACAGGTCAGTAGCATCACTTACGTCCGTATTTATTTATGATATAAAGATAAAACCGCTTTTTCTTCCGTTTTATCAAGGGAATTTAGGTGAAAAGGATGTAATAGCAGCTTATTATCTTAATAATTCCCTTGCAAGTGAGAACGGGGTAAAGAACTTTACGGAAGATTATCTTGTTGCCTATAAAAACATAATGGGCAGTGAAGATATCCGTCCTTTGAAAGAAAAGAATGTTATTTTCAAAGTATTGTCCGATAGAGGTTCTTATATAGAGGGTGCTTCTATTTCCATTTTAAATAAGGTCCTTGTAACAAACAGAAACGGGGAAGCATCTATTGTGCTTTATCCGGGTGATTATTCTATTGATGTGGAGAAGTCTTTGTTCATGAATATAGAAGATAGATTGTTTCAGGTATTGGAAGACGATGAAGAAACGCAGGTGGAATATGTTCAAATGCAAGGAGATGTGTATGAAAGGAAAGTCACGTTCGTTGTAAGGGGCGAAAATGAAAGACCTATACAAAATGCTCTTGTTACTTTTAATGGTGAATTTAAATATACGAATTCTTCCGGTAACGCTATATTCATGGCTTTCCCAGGACTGTATCCCTACACTGTAAGCAAGACAGATTATTACACTGTAAGCAAGAATATCAACGTACAGGATGACCAATCAGAACCGGTTACACTTGTGCTGATACCAAGATATACGGTTACATTTACGGTGACAAATTCATCAACAGGAGCGGTGGAAGGAGCGAATGTAACGCTTACTGCAAAAGGGAAACTGGCGGCAGAAGATTCCATTGCTTATTCAGAAAGTAGAATAACAGGTACAGATGGGAGAGCCGTTTTCACAAATATACTTGGGGGTGATTACACTTATCTTGTTGAAAAGCAAAATTGGATTCCCGTAAATGGAGATATAACTGTTGACAGCAATAAGGATATACAGGTGAATTTCAATCCTATGCCTACTTTTAACATGACGTTTACTGTAAATGACTACAACACTTTTACAGGGGAGAAAAAGCCTTTAAATGGGGCTACTGTGAAATTTGCCGGTTTGACAAAGCAGACTTCTAACAATGGACAGGCTGTTTTTGAAGGAGTGTTGGGTGGGAAATATTCTTATGATGTATTTTACGACAATAATCACCAACGGGTATATGTGGAAAACTATGAGTTTTACAATAATTCAAACCTTACGATAGACTTGAAACAACTTACCCACAAGACTACTATAAAAGTTTTTGGTGCTGGAGGAATGGTTGCTGAAGGTGCTAAAGTAAATGTGAACGGTAAAGATTTTACACAAAAAGATTCTTCCGGTATTGTATTGGAACTTCCTAATGGAGTATATACCGCTATTGCTTCTTATGAGGAATACGAGGACAGGGAACAGCAGTTTACTGTGAACGGAGCCGCACAGGTGGTGAGCATTTATATGGATCAAACCTTGTATGACCTTACATTTGTTGTAACAGAGGATAACGGTATCATTTCCAATGGTACAAGAATAACACTTAATCAAGGGGGAGTGGGAGAACAGACAGGTCTGACGAATAACGGGCAAATCAAATTCTCCGTTCCGAGAATGCGTTATGATTGGGTGGCTTCGAAGCAATATTTCAGTGATCAGACGGGCGTTGTGCAACCAAATGACCTTCCAAAAACAGTGAATGTTGCGATGCCAAGAAAAGAAACGAGAGTGCAGTTCTATGTTTATAATTCCGATACAGGACTTCCAGTTTCAGGAGCTTCTGTAAAACCCGAAGGACTTAGCACGCAGAATACAGGGTCGGACGGTACAACGACCTTTACGATGCAGATGGGAAAGACTTACAAATATGAGGTTTCCGTTTATGACTATCAGCCTACGGAAGGCTCTGTCACAGTCAATCAGGAAACAATGCCACAACAAAGGGTGGGTGTTTCCAATAAGACTTACAGCGCCCATATTACAGTGAAATCCCGAAATGGATATAACATTAATCGGGCTTACGTGACTTATGGAGGAAAGAGCGGATATACCAACTCACAAGGACAGCTTACACTTACCGGAATACAATCAGGGTCGTATAATGCCACTTGTACGGCAGACAATTATCAATCCCAAACGAAAAACAATATTGCAATATCGGGAGCTGACACGTATATAGATTTCACCCTTGACTATGAGCTTACGACAACTTATATTTATCTTAGAAAGGAAAATGTATTGCAACCTTATGCTTCCGTGAATATAAGAACTACCGCGCCTGACGGATCGTCTTATTACAGTGGCACAGATCAGACAAATGGAAGGGGCAGGATAACGGTTTCTTCTCCTTCTGGAGGTTATGTGTATGCTTCCGCTATGGATTCGGAATGTGTAGGGACAGGAGATGAAGCAACGAACGCAGGAGGAAGTAGCATTTATCTTTACCTTTGGAAAGCACTCATTGTTTCTTATAGTGGGTCACCACAGACACCTTCTGTGTCAAGTGGTGTTTATGAGATAATAGGAAGCGAAGTAAGAGTGCAGGGAGGAAGCAGGAACACAAGCAACCCTTCTACTGTGTATGCCAATTTCAGAAATCATACAAGAGCTACTGCAATCAAACAGTGGCCTGAATCATTTTCCATACAAGGAAGTACCGGAACTTATAATGTGGATGCTGCCGGCGGCAACCATTCTGCCTTTAGAGGATGCACAAGTCTTTCATCGATTGCAACAAACACAATTCCTTCTATTTCAGGGGGTGTTATCTGTTGGTTTAGGGATTGCACAAATCTTAGGTCTATTCCTTCCGGGTTGTTTACTAAAATGACAGGCAATTCTGCTGCCGGCGCATTTTGGGGTAGTGGCGTGACAAGTCTTCCGAGTGGACAACTTGTCCCTACTTCATGTATTTATCATTCTTCTATGTTCAGAAGTTGTAAAAATTTGACTTCATGTGTTGGTAATGGTACTTTTGGAAAGGGAGGTGGCACAGAAGATTTCCATGCTGTATTTTATGAATGCACAGCTTTGAAAAATACAGGAGGTCAATCAGCTACAACTTCTCCGTTTAGCAATTCAACGAATGCACAGTATATGCAATATACATTTCAAGGTTGCACAGCCATAACCGAACTTCCAGTATTGTGGTTCAGATATTGTACAAACATTGTTTCTTTTGTTGGTTGCTTTGTCGGTTGTACAAGTCTTGTTGACGGTTGGTCTACTGCTATGTTCTCTTACTCTTCGAAGGCAACAAACATGCAGTCATTGTTTGAGAATTGTACTTATTTGTCTATTCCTTATGGGCAGGGACTTCCGTCAAGTGTAACGAATGCTTCAAGAATGTTTGCTAATTGCAAGAACTTGTCTGACATATCTTCTTTTGATATGAAGAATGGAAAGTTGCAGAATGCAGAAAGTATGTTTGAGAACACGGGCGTGAAACAAATTCCCGCTAAGTTCTTCAATGACCTTACAACACTCACTAACCTTAGGAGATGCTTTGCAGGATGCACGTCACTCACTTCTTTTGGCAGAACAGGAAACTATGTAGGGCAACCGGGAACATCTGTACGTCCTGTGAATGTGGATATAGGAAATCAGTTTAACAACACCAATTTTGAAAATATTGGCAATAGCCTGAATTGTGCCGAAATGTTTTCAGGCTGTTCAAATCTTTCTTTAGGAACAGAACAGACTTATACAGTTTCTTATACATCTTTTTATGACCGTTCTGTTGCAGGGGTAGGGAAAGTTAATATGGACAGAATGTTTTATGGTTGTTCTAAACTTGGAACTGTTCCTGTTATTCAAATCCTTACAGGATCATCCAATTATGTAAAGATAACGGAATCTGGAAACAATAACGTAACAAGTCATAGTCAGACTTTTACAGGCACAAATTGCGAGGGTGTCCCAAGTGGATGGAAATAGTAAGTCAAAAAATAATTAAAATATTGAGTATGAGCAAGTTAAATGTTAGCAGAAATGTTTTCTTAGAGAAAGAAGAGCTTTCAAATATGATTTCTTTCTTTGCCACAGCACCGCTTATGAAGGCGGTGTTACAGGCATCTTATTCCTTTGGGATGATTACGAATGACCCGTCTAAGATCAATCCTAATACAGTTAACAAACCAGCAGAAGATGAAAATCTTGTAGAACCTTTTAAAGTGGAAACAGGAACAAACTCTGGGACAATTAAAGTTCTTCCCGGTATGGCGCTAACAAGTACCGGAAACTTTATTGATATAAATGTAGAGGACAATATTCTTGTACCGAACGACAGCAATTTCTATTGGGTGAAGATTGCTTACAAAACAAGAAATTACGAAAAGGGATATGTAAGCGTAAACTCACAAGGTATCGTTTCCGGTTCTGTGGATTTTACAGGCAAGGTAAGAGGTCAATCTTCATCAACCCCTGTCTCTATTCGGTTTGAAAAACAAGACGGTTCTGTTCCTTTGAATAATGGCGTTTATCAGATTGTGAATATAATAGACAATCAGAATTTACTTCTTACGTCCGCTACTACATTCACTCCTGAATCCAATTTGAGAGTAATTGTACTTGGTACACTTCCTATAGGTGGTGTGTTGACTTCCGGGCAACGAAACGGTTTATACACTTATGATGATTATGCCATTTCTTTAGTACCGGAAGTTAGCGTAAGCACTCCGCCGAAAAAAGAAACGGATGAGTATTATATCGCACGTGTTCAAAATTCCGGTGGCACGGTATCCGTTTACAATGAGGTGAAAAGCGAATATTGGTCGCTTGGGAATATATTCATGTCGACTTCTAAAGGTTAAGGCTTATGTTACGGTTTTATTATACGGTCAGTTCGGGATATAACAGCCCGCAGTCCAAAGTTTCAGATTCGTTGGGAGGGTACAAATCTTCTACACCTGTGCCTAATGATGTATTTGGCAATTTATTTGATGAAATAAGCCTTAATTTGGCTTCAAATCCTCGCAGTCAATATGTTGCTCTTGTTTTGAAAAATGAGGGCACAGAAACGCTTAAAAACGTTGAATTATGGTTTTCTTCTGTAACGGATAACCCCTACGGAACAATCACGGTAGGAGCTATAGGGATGGGAAAGGATGAAGAAGAAAATCCGGTTACTTCGCGCACATCTTCCATGAACGAAAAACCTTATTGGATTCAATTTTATGAAGCAAAAGAGGAAGAACCGGTATCGCTTGGTGACATGGAAGCAGGAAAAGAAATCTGTTTGTGGTTCTGCCGGTCGCTTGATAAGAAAATTATAAAAAATGACTATGATCTTGTGGCAGAGAGAGATATGAACACGCAGAACCGCTATAAAAAGGCGGAAAAGCAGACAGAGGAAATTTTTAACATTAATTTGCTTTGGGAATAAATACAATAATTGTATTTTTGTCGGTGTAAGGGGAGAGAAATTTCCCCTTCTTTTAACTTCAAAAATATTAAGTTTTTGTATGCAATAATTGTAATTTCGATATGACAAGAAAAGAGGAATTTAAACTGATTTACAGCTATTTGCAAGGAAAGCTGACAAGCAATCCGGCTTACGAGTTCCGTCTAAAAAGAAAGGACAGAGAGAAATTGGATGAGTTTTTGTCCAACGATAAAGTAGGGAATCTTTGGGAATATCTTACGTTTCAGTTCAACCGGCAGATGTTTGTTCTCACCCTATCTAACCTTCCGATAGTTCCTCTTATGAATGTCATAGGGAAAACAGCCATAGACAGATGGAAAAAAAGAACAAAAAGGGACATATACTTCACTTCTAAATTTGTGATGGAAAATGAACTTTTTAATCCTATAGAAAGTGAAGAAGGTGTTTCAGAAAGTTATCTGGACGAGCAAAGGAAACTCTATTTTGATTCTCCAGAAGGATATATCCTATGCGATAGCTTCGATGGCTATTTGCTTAATGAAGAAAAATGCAAAGGCTGTAGATATATATTGCTTTGTAAAGAGAAATGGAAAGATAAAAAAGAAACGGTATGTGGGGATTTAAGCGAAGAAGAAAAGAATTAGAAGTGAAGATTATTCCCTGCTTCTATGACACAAAAAGAGCGGAGCTTTTGATTGTAAAGTATGGGTGGTTTGGGAATCCTAAATTCGTAAAGGGCTTTGGCTTTGTCTATCTTTCGGATAGAAGGAGTGAAGAAAGGATAGATTGGGTAATTGAATTGGTAGAGAAGTTTAACAGAATACAAAATATGCGACATGAAAGAAAAAAGAACAATGTATGATGCGCGTTATGCCCTTACAAATGGAACTATAAACAAGGTTATTGTGGATGGGAATGAATTTAAGGATAAGGATTTGGTAATTGTCAAAGGGGAATGCGTTTTTCAAGAGTAGGCAGTGATGTTTTCTTTACCGAAGAAGAAGCAAGGAAAAGTGTTAATGGAAAGGTTAGAAAACGGATATTGTCATTGGAAAAACAGATTGAAAAGTTGAAAACTTTAAATTTCTGACAGTATGGGAAAGCGGAAGCATAAAGCAAGACAGAAATTTCTTGATTCTCTTACAGAAGAAGAGAAAATAAAAAGAGGTATGTGGGGATATTTGCCCGCAAAAGACGGAAAGAAAGTCTTATGTAGAGGGGATATAGACACAATGCTTTTTATTCCTTTGATAACAAAGGAAGAACCTGTAGGCTTTTGGGCTTTTGTGCAGGACGGAAAACTTTTGGGTAACTGGTGACATGGGACTGCAAAAGAAAGAAAAATATGAGGCAAGACCTTGTGTCTGTTGCAAGCAGAGCCATTATATCTACAATAGGATGAAGTGGCTCTGTAAGGAATGCGACAAGAAAACAGGGAAAGAAAGAAGAGGTGACCTTAAATCCCTATTCATGGAAATATGGGAAGAAAGAGAACATGTATGCGCAAAATGTGGAAAGTCTTTGGGAGATGAACCGAAAGTCATTTTCTTTTCACACATACGATCACGCGGAGCGAGACCGGACTTGAAAATGGACAAAGATAACATTGAACTTCTTTGCTCCGCTTGTCATAGGTTACATGAATTTGGAGAAAGGGAAATTTTATGAGGAAAATAATTGTCGTGTCAATATTATCTTTGTTTCCGTTACTTGTTTCTGATGTTAGAGTTCCTGCTATTAGTGACAAGAAAGAAGCGATGGAGAGGGTGGTTTGGGAAAGATTGGTTCATGCCATCTGCATGGTTGAATCAGGTTGTGACGACAACGCAAAGAATAAGACAAGTTCTGCCTGTGGCAGGTTTCAGATGTTGAGGGTCTATGTGGATGAAGTGAACCGTATCAAAGGAAAGAAAGTTTATTCCTATAACGACAGGTTCGATCCTTTGAAAGCAAGAGAGATGTTTGAAATTTACCAACAGCATTACAACCCAAACAAGAACATTGATAGGGCGATTATTCTTCATAGAGGAAAGAAGTCAAAGAGCTACATTAAGAATGTAAAACAAGAAATGAACAATTTATAAATTTGATACCATGAAAGTATGTTGGACGGAAGAAGGAAACTACTTCGAAGGGGAAGTGATTGATTCCTACCCTGTGGAAGATGGGACGATGTTAGTGGTAGAAGCAGAGAACAACCGCAAAAGGTTTGTTCTTAGAGAATGGAACACATTAATTGAAATAGGGGAGGATGGAAATGCGATTGAATGAAAACATGGAATTGCTTCTTACTTCTATTTCCGAATTGCTTGGGGATATGAAAATGAACGTTTTCAAAGAGAAACTGGAGAAGGTGATTGCTCTTCCAAGTGACACAAGTGTAGCGGATTTCATAGAAGAATACACAAAATGGAGCGAAAAGAACTATTTCAAGAAAGAGAGACTGTTTGTCTTTTCAAACGGGAAACTGGCACTTACAAGGATATATATAGTCTCTGCTGAAATGAAATATACGGATGAGGGGATACCGGAAATAATCATAAATGAAATGCCGGATGCTGTCAATTTGAAGGACAACCCCTATAAAAACATCCATATACGGTATGAAAACGAGGATGATTGTTCTCGTGATTTTGATAGACTGAAATTAGTTTTAAACTGATAGAGCGTGGAAATATTAACAAAAAATTTGAATCTTACAGGGATGACAGAGTATTTCAATCAACATTTCTCGAAAAGAAATGGTAAGAAATTCACTCTGTGGGATATTAGAGCTTATAGCACGACAGGGAATGTTCCTGCTTATATAGGTGGAGGAAATCTGTATATCGATCCATGTGTACCGGAAGGAGGAAATGTAAGACTTTGGCAGCTTGTAAGAGATACAAACAGACAAAAATTTAGAAGATGAAAACAAAAGTGTATGTTAGCTTGCCTATAACAGGGCATGATTTGGAAGAAACAAAGAAATACGCAAATCAAGTCAAGAAATGGCTTGAGGAAAAGGGATATGAAGTGATAACACCTTTTGACGCTTGTAGTGAACCGGATAAACCCTATTCCTATTACATGGGAGAGAGCGTTAAGGCTCTTTTAGAGTGTGATGCCGTTTATTTTGTTTTTGATTGGGCAGTATCAAAAGGCTGTATGGCAGAGTTTGAGATAGCAAGAGTTTACGGGAAACAAATAATGATGCAGAGATGAAAAGCGCGAATGAATTTTATATTTATGCTTTATATGACCCTGAAATAGGGGTAAAATGTTTGTTTTACATAGGGCAAACAAAAAAATCTTTAAAAGTACGTTTAAACAAACATTGTTACTACGCAAGAAACTTTAAACGAGGTGGGCGTTCGGATAATCCAGATAAACAAAATTGGGTTTTTGATATTTTAAAAAGGGGAGAAAGACCATCTATTGTTTTAATAGATAGATGCTACGATCAACAAGAGGCAGACGAGAAAGAGAAATTTTGGATTTCTTTTTGTAAATCAATGGGACATCCTATTTTAAATAAATCTACCGGTGGATTGTGTGGTGGCACATTTTCTTTAAGTGAAGAAGCGAGAAAAAAAACAATCCGAATATGCTTTAAACAGGACAGAAATACATAAAATTAGAAATAGAGAAGCGAATAGAGGGCATAAATACTCTGTGGAGCACAATCAAAGGTGTAGGGAGAGTAGATTAAAAGGCAAACCAGTTGTTAGAACGAATTTAAAAATAGCACAATATGATTTAAACGATAATTTGATTGCCGTTTTTAATGGTACTATGGATGCTGTTCGTAAGACAGGCGTTTCGTATCAAGCTATACAAAGTTGCTTGTGGAAAAGAGCAAATACAGGCTATGGTTTTAAATGGAAATTTACTGGCGAAAAGTTTAAATAGTTATGAAAACATCTTGTAAATATATAATATGCTATGACTGCGAGACAGGATCAATTCCTTCCGCAGAAAAACCTGCTTTTGACACCATAGCATTAATAGAATTGGCTTTTGTTGTAATAGATATGGAAAAGTTGGAAGTTTGCGAAGAATTGTCTATGATATTTCCGCGTGACTACAAAGAAG